CCAGGGCAACATGCGTATTCAAATGCCCTGGAACACCATACTAGAAGTAAAATCCGCTGACAAGCAGGATTCGCTTATTGGCGAAGGTCTCGATCATTGTATTATAGCTGAGGCTGCTATTCATAAACGTGATACATGGGAAATGTTTATTGAGCCAGCGTTGCTCGATAAACGCGGCTCCGCTGATATGATTTCGACCCCAAGAGGCCACAATTGGTATGAGGATATGTGGTTATTGGGGCAAGATCCAGCGTTCGGTGAATTCGAGTCTTGGCGTTTTCCAACATGGGCGAATACTGCTAAATTTCCACTTGGTGAGAAGCAGCCTGAATTGGTAGCGATCAAAGCGCGAGTCAGCAAATACCACTGGCTACAGGAATATTGCGCAGAATTCACCGCGCTCGAAGGCCGTATCTATGACGAGTTTGATAGAGAGATCCACGTCAAGGATCTTGTATACAACCCGTTCTGGAAGAACTATCAGTGGTTTGACTTTGGTTTCGCCGATCCCTTTGTATGCTTGGACGTTATGGTCGATCCCTCCGACAATGTTTACGTCTGGCGAGAGTATCAAATTAGGCGCAAGACTAATCAGGAACACGGCTTAGCTCTAGCAGGTCGTGAGAATCCACCACACTTCCACGTTGACGGCCGTTTCGCTGACCCCTCTGACCCCGATGCTATGCGGACTTTGAGCTTCATCTTGCCTGGCCCTTCTATCATTGGCCGCAAATTGCCCGTTGATCGGGGAATCAGCGGATGGCATCAAGGCATCGAGATCGTCAAGCAGTGGATGAAAATACAGCCCGACGGTAAGCCTAAGTTCTTTATCGATCGCTCTTGCACTAATACTATTCGGCAGCTTGAGCATCTCCAAACCGTTCCTGAGAAGGAAGGCAAGAATACGCGCGAGGGTCAAAAGGACTACGACGATCACGGCCCTGATGCGATTCGTTATGGAATGTCCGAACTCTTTATCCTGGGCTATCACAGGGACAACCTGAGCGCCGTGTATGGTAGGCGACCGATGCAGGCCCAAAACCCCTTTGAGTATCACTCGCAGTTGAGACTAGACTCGCCCGGCTTCAGACGATGAGTAGTAAGTACATAGAGATCCCTGGTAGTGGGAAGGTTCTGATCGCAACTGGCAAGCCTCGGACTTTCCAGCAAGATCCGCGCAAGATTGTTTCAGGAACGAGCTACGAGTCTAAGGGTTCTACGAAAACGCCGTCCGAGGCGATGAAGGAGCGGGGTTCGTCACGTCCTACAAGAATTCCTGACGTTGTACCGCAGTTCGCGTCTCGGCAGCAAATGCTGCGAGTCTTCAAGGAGATGGAGGACGGCGACACGACTTTTGACGTAGCTCTGAGAGCTACAAAGGTTCCGATTCAAGGGGCGCATTTTTTCGTTCAGCCCTTTGACAAGAAACAAGTCAACAAGGACATCAGTGAATTTGTGAGCTTTAACATCTTCGAGGGAACTTCACGTCCATTTGTTCTTGTGCTCGAAGATATCCTCCGCATGTTCAACGACGGCTTCGCAGTTCTGGAGCAAGTCTGGGAACGACGCGAGTGGACTCCACGGCGAGCGGGGGCGAACCGCAAGAAATACACAATGCTTCGCAACCTCGCCGTCCGCCCTGCCCTCACCATCGAGGACATCAACTATGACGACAATGGCGGGCCAGTTAGCGTCATTCATAACGCGATCAGGGCTAGTGGCAATGCTGAAAAGGTCGAGATTAAGATCGACCAGCTACTCGTTTTCACCTTCGGCATCCTCGGTGGGGACTTGACTGGAAAACCACTAGGCCGTACTGCTCATAACCCCTGGTACTTTAAGAAGGAACTCTACAAAATCGATGCCATCGGCCACGAACGCAACCATCTTGGCATTCCTGAATGGGAGTTGCCAGAAGGTTATTCTACTCCCGACGTAGATTCTGCCTGGGAGCAGGTCACGAACGTTCGTACCAACGAGAAGACGGGCATAGTAAAACCACCTGGGCATGGGTTCAGGCTAGTAAGGCCGGAAGGTGGGCAAGTATCTGACATCATGCCTTCTATCGAGCACCATGATTCGAAGATTCTGCTTAATGTCATGGCACAATTCATGCTGCTAGGACTCTCGGCTGGCGGTGGTCGAGCAACGTCTGGAGCGCATGTCGATATGTTCCAGAAGGCAATGAAGTACATTGCCAACTACATCTGTGGGGTCTTTAACCTTTATCTCGTTCCAAAGCTGGTCGGGTACAATTTCGATACGTCTGAGTTCCCAAAGATGCGCGTCCGCAACATTGGCGAGACGAAAGACATTCAGATGTGGGCTGCCGCTCATGGCAAGCTACTGCATGAGAAGGCAATCACAATGGATGAAGATACAGAGAATTGGTATCGCGAAAACTTGGACATGCCCTATCTCCTCGGCCCTCGCCCTGACGAGGTAAAGGCATCAAGGAATGGCGGTAGGGAAGGAAGCGTACAGCCCGGTGGTAAAGCAACCGGGGATGCAAGTGTTGAGCCGGGATTTGATTCGACTGCATGAACAGAGAGTTACGAGAGCATTTACGTCGGGAGCGCTCCATCATTATGAAAGAGCGCTACAAAAGATGTCGGCGTCTCGATGAAAGGCGGTTACGCATGGCTAAGAAGGAAAGCATCGCGTGGGAACACTCGGAGCCTGGAAGTGGCCCTACGCCCGTATACTCTGATCCCAACAAGGACAAATCCATCAAAAGCGGGTCGCGAATCGACTCGCCCCCCGCAGCATACAATCCACCGCAGCCGTAAGGGGGTGATATAGACAATGCCCTGGGAAGTTAAGGAACGAGACGGTAAGCACTGCGTCTTTAAGAAAGGCGGCGATACCCCTATAAAGGGTGGCTGCCATGCTGATCGCGCTGACGCTGTAAAGCACATGCGAGCCTTGTATGCGGCTGAGCCAAGTACGATGATGAAGTACAGCGCAATCGCATATAGTGATGACCTCTTCATTGATGACGCTGAGGATCAGAACATCAAATGGCTCAAGACGTGGCGATACTCAACGTGGGAGCACCCGAAGTACGGCACCGTTGAGATTACTCCACAAGTCGGCGAGCGCTTCGCAAACCACTTCCACAGTGGAACACTAGGTCGTGAGCATCTTATCAACTACGATCATGGTGCTGATGCCGCGAAAGGCGGAATTGCGGCAGGCGTAATCCTTGATATCGAGCCTCGTGAAGATGGTGTCTATTACAAAGTCAAATTCCATGATGATGCACTAGAGGAGATTAGGTCTGGCAAATGGCGCTATCTCTCACCGGAATTTGACGATTGGGTCAATCCCGAGAGTGGTGAAGTCTTCGAGGATATGCCCTTCGACCTTGCCTTGACGAATACACCTTTCTTCAAGGGCATGCCTCCATTGAACTTCTCGGAGGTATTTGACCAAAAGGACTTTAAAGAGCTAGGTTCAGCGCAGAAGAACGATCTGCCAGATAGTGCATTCCTGTATATCGAGCCAGGAGGTAAAAGGGATAACGAAGGAAGAACTACGCCACGTTCGTTTCGGCATTTGCCTGTAAAGGATGCCGAAGGTAGCATTGATTTGCCACATCTTCGCAATGCAATTGCTCGACTATCACAGTCAGACACGGGCAAAGGATGGCTGAGCGATTCACTACGTTCAAGCCTATTGTCTAAGGCAAGGAGGATGCTTTCGAATGCAGGAGGTAATCCGAAAGGAGGAAAAGTGGACGAACTTCTAAAGAAGTTCGCTGCGGAGCTTGGTCTCGATCTTGATGACGAGATGGACGAGGATGCTGTTATTGCGGCAGCCAAGAATCTAAATGAAACGATCGAGCCACTTCGCAGGGCAAAGACAGAAGGTGCAAAGCAGCGCATCTTTAGGGAATCATTCCCTGAGCAGTACAAGGAAATGCAGGAACTCAAGGCAAAGAAGATCGATAGCGAAGCTCTACAGTTTGCCGAGAGCTATGCTCGCTTCACGCTTTCGGATGGTGACAATACGTGGAAGTCCGCATACGGGTTCTCACAGCTTGTCATCGACGAGATTGCAGAGGTTCACAAGAAGTTCTCGGAGCGTTCGGCCGGGCATGTAGACCTGAAGAAGCTTCTGGACCTAATTGGTGATAAGGGAATCGTAGACTACTCGGAAGTTGGTAGTTCACGCACTGCCGAGGGTAAGCTTTTTAGCGAAGATCCAAAGCTTGCCTTCCATGAGGCAATCGTTTCGGCAATGAACGAGGATAACCTCGAATATGAGGCCGCGATGGAAGTCGCGAAGGTTAAGTATCCCGAGATGTATGAAAAGTATCTACGAGCCGTCCCACAGCGGTAGGAGAGAGGAGGACTAAATGGCTGATGCGAACTTCGTCCTCTCTAGAGGATTCACGGCTGAGGCAGCAGTAACAAAGAATCGTGCGGTTAAAGCTGGTACAGCAGCCGTGACTGTGATCCCCGTTGCGGCAGAAGGCGATGAGGTTCTCGGCGTTGCACAGTTCGATGTAACGGCAGCCGAGATTCTTCTAGGCAAGGACGTAACGGTGCAGATGATGGGAATTGTTGAGATGGAAGCTTCAGAAGCCATTACGGTAGGTGATACTGTAGCTATCTCAGCAGATGGTAGGGGAGCGCTAGCTAATGCTGGCGCAAGGAATATCGGTGTATGCGTTGGTAATCCTGCAACGGCAGCCGGACACGTCATCAGTGTTCTGCTTTGGCTGCCCGGCGTGGTTGGTTAGAAAGGAGGGTGAGAAAGCATGTACGATCCTGGCGCACTTTATGTCGATCCGATCCTCACTCGCCTTTCGGTCGGGTACAAGGATCAGTCGCTCTATGGCGACCAGTTGTTTCCTGTTACCCCCGTCAATACACAGTCGGGTAGGTATCGAGTCTTCGATAGGTCGGACTGGTTGATCTTCGAGGACGTGCGAGCACCGGGAACCGTTGCTCGTGAAGTTCATGGGCGAAAATGGAGCGAGGACACCTTCTTTACGAAGGAGCATTCGCTTCAGGCTCCGGTGTTCGATGAAGAGAATCAGCAGTTGCAGTCGCAGGGAGGGCTTGCTGATCCAACCTTCGGCGGCGCTCTACAGATTGATCCGCATGCAGATGCGACTAAGCTTGTAACTCGTGCGATCCTTCTCAGGCACGAGCTGAAAGTCTCAACGCTTATTCGTGACACGGCGCAGTATCCCGCAGCTAACACTGTCACGCTTTCAGGTGCAAGCCAATGGAATGATTACACTGGTGGTGAAGCTTCGACTTCCGATCCAGTCGCTAACATTCTTACGGGCATGCGTGCAGTATGGTCTGCTACTCGTCGGTATCCGAACGTTCTGGCGATTCCGACGATGGGTATGTCCTACATCGAGAATCATCCCCGTGTAGTGGCTAGGTTCAAGAACTTCCGACTTACGCAGCCGGACGCTTTCCAGCTTCTCACGGGGTTTGAAGGCCGAGTCGTCAACGTGGATTCGGTGTATAACGCTGCAAACAACCTTGATGCGGCAGAGAGCATCACCGACTTCTGGGGTAAGGACGTTTGGCTCGGGATTGTTGATCCGCAGCCTGGACTTCTAACCCAGACGTTCGGCAAGACGTTTGCACAGACCTATCCCAATGGTGGCATTCGACCTGCGGATAGGTGGCGAGAGGAAGATCGTAAGAGTGACGTGATTCGGGTCTCGATGAAATATGACTTGAAGATCGTCTCTGATATCGCCGGTTATCTCATCAAGACCGCATTCGGTGCAACGGCGTTCTAGGAGAGGATGAGAGTGGCACACTACGCATGGTCTCCAATTAGAGCGGGCACGGCTGACAAACCAATCGACATAGAGCGCGGGAATCAGGTAAGCAAATCTGATCTAAAGCTCTCTGATGCCGATTGGCAGGCACTAATCGACGCTGGATCAATTCGAACGAAGCAATTTCCCGCCCCAAAGAACTTCCCTGGATCAGCGGTCGCATTCGTTCGTCAACAGCTTCGAGAAGCTACCGAAATGTCGGCTGTCGAGGAAGAGGAAGCCGCTTCCGAACTCGCACATATCTCGGAGGGCAGTAGTCAACTGCCGAAGGGAGAGTCAAAGTAGGTGGCGCTCGCTAGCCTTGAAGATATCAAGACCTGGCTTCCACCGGATAAGTTCAAGGCTACTGATGGAAACCCCGAGATTCTGCTGCTTCAGACTGATATTGAGCGGCTCATCAAGGGATATCTATCAAGCGTCTTCTCACAAACGACACTAACTGCATGGGCCGACCCCGATACGACCCCTGAGTACATCAGGGCATGCGCGGGTCGGCTCATTGCAGCGTTCTACTATGCAAAGAAACTTTCCGAAGACTTACCAGATTGGGACCGAACCTATCCACAGCGGATATACGATATCGCTATGGACATGCTTGAGAAAGTCCGCACTGGCGAAGTGATATTGGCAGAAGTAACCGAAGAAATAGGAACTGCATTTGACAGTTCTTTCTTTTACCCCGATAAGAATACAGAACCAAAATTTAGCATGGACATGAGATGGTAGTTAATGTCATACTCCAAGGCCAAAGCTGAGGCTATTGGCAAAGCGCGTGACCTACGTAGAACCGCGTATGAAGTAGCCGATGTTATGGCTTTGAAACATAATCTGACCGAGAAGCAGCGCCTACGATTGAGAGAAGAGATTGCGACCTGTCTCGTTTCCGGCAACAATCGGACTTGAGTTCGACTGGCTGTATCCAGACCCCCCCGTAATTGAGTATCAACTAGTACAGCTTGAGCGGTATCTAGAGAATACTCAGGTGCTTATGGAGGGCGCAAAACAGCGCGCTCAAGTCGATATGGCTGAGCGGTTTGAAACGGAAACCGACCCCGATGGGCACCCTTGGCAAGAACTTGCACAGCCCGCGCCTGAGCAGGTCGGAATTCTGCGACTTTCGACAGAGATGTACCAGAGGGCGATCTCGGAGGATGCTTGGATCGCTACTCCTGTGGGGGTGTTTTTCGACACATCGAGACTTCCCGATTACTGGCCCTACCATGAGCAGCCCGAGGGTGCAGGAGGCCAAAGAATCCCGCGAAGGTCATTCGTTGGACTATCTAGCGATGCAGAGCAGAAGATCGTAAATCGCGCTGATGAGTGGTTAGCAGGCGGTCTTGTATTGGGTGGTATATTTCGCCGCGAGGTTCGCACTCAAGTAGGGACGTTCACGGCATTTACATGAGATGGCAATGTATTCACGCCCAGAGGAGCTGCTTAAGAGGTTCGTTGAACTTCTCAAGACAAACCAAGGATTGCTCGGTATCCAATATGTCGCGACGCAAGATGAAAACCTCATGCCTGAATATCCTGCGCTACAAGTTTCGATGGGTGATCTCATGCGAGAGGATCATGGAACGCAGCGATTCCTTCTTACCTTCGAGGCGTCCTTTTGGATCTACCATGCCAACTATGAATCTACCCGAGCTATTCGTAATATTGAAGACATGGAATTGGCTACGGGAGTCGTGCGGTTTCTCCATCAGCCAAACAATCGGGCGCTTAGAGAAGGAGATGCAGGCGAGAACCGTCTCATAGGCGGCTCGGGAAGGGTCGTTCGTGAAATCCCAGGAGTTGTACTTAGGGAGGCAGGAACAAGAATCGTAACTACTCGTCTCTTGTGGTTAGGGCAGTCGCAAGTGAATTATGCTGATTCTTAATAGTCTGGAGGCTCCTATATGAAGGTTACTTTGAAAGATGAGTCGTTGCCCGAAGGTGCTGAGCTTCATGTAAGGGGCCTGGGCATGCTCGTCAATGGTAAGACTGTTGATTTCTCAAAGGCTGAGGAAGAAGCCTTTGAAGCTCGTTCGGGGATGAAGCTTTCTGAAGCATTCAGGAACAACCCCAACGTTGAAGTTGGGTCTGTAGCGAAGGGCGGTGACGATTAATGCCCGCTGGTCTGTCCGGTAGTGGTTGGCTAGGGCTCGCTCTTGAATCAGTAAAGGGCACTTACGTCTCGCCAACTGTTTATATTCCGATTATTTCGGAGTCTTTCCGATATGTGGAGGATCGTTACTATTCTCCACAGATTAGGGAAGATACGATTGTCTCCGATGTGAAGCAGGGTTACTATCACATCGAGGGCGATTTCGAGTTGGAAATAGAATCCAAGTTCTTGCCATATCTGTTGTACTGCACTCGACATACGATTACTAAGACAGGGGCAGGTCCCTTTGTCTATACGTTTGTACCCTCGGATGCTGGTGCTACTTCGACGGCAGCTTCAGGAGCGGTACAGAGAACCGCATCCATTACAATCGAGCGTAATAATGTCGAGTTCGGTTATTCAGGCTGCACGCTAGGGTCTCTCCGACTCTTTGTGGACGGCGGCATTCTCAAGCTAGGTGGCACGCTCGTCGGTGAGAAAGACAATACCGCCTCTGGCGATACTCCTACGTGGTCTGCTCCGACTCTCTTTGGCGCAGACGCTACGGCGATTAGTACAGGCGCTTCCAGCCTCACCCCGACGTATGCTGTTGTCAGTGACTTTAATGGATTCGAGTTCGAAGCTAATTTCAACGCCGAGGCGCAAAACCGCATTGTTCGTGACCGAAGTGCAAGCTACGTCAGCTTCGGAGAAACTGAGATCACGCTCACGACAGAGCTGGATTTCATTGATAAAACCGAGTACAATATCTTCGTCGCAACGACCCAGAAGGCAGTCAAACTTGAAAGCTACCCAGGTGCGACATATGCCGCATCTACCGAGGCGGTTCAATTGCAAATCTTCCGGGGAGTGTATGAAACCTACGATCTTGGCCTTTCAGGTCTTGGCGATCTCATTATGGCCGGTGTAACGATGCGCGGTATTGGCATTGCCGGAGGAGATGGCTATAAGATCGAGGTCAAGACAGCGACCGATATCACATAAAGAGGAGAGTATATGGCATCTCTTGTAGCTACACCCAATCCAGCCAAGGTTGGGGATTCCATCGCCCTTCTTGGTGAAGGATTTGCTGCTTCTACGGCAACGGCAGTCAAGATCGACTCCGAGGGATTCGCAGCCGAAGTTACTAGTGACGCTGGCGGACTGATCTCAAATGACGACATCAACGATCATGCGGATGGTACTCTGACCAATACAGCTAATCCAGCAAACAACGATACAGTGACGATTGGCTCGCGAACGTACACCTTCAAGACGACACTTACTGGTGCTGCTAATGAGATTTTCATTGGCGCAAGTGCGTCGGCAAGCTTCGATAACTTGAAGGCAGCGATCAATGGCGCAGCCGGTGCGGGAACTACCTATGGGACTGGTACTGTCGCTCACGCTGATGTAATCGCTGGCGCAAAGACCGCTACTACTCTCGCGGTGGTTGCTAGAGTAGCAGGGACAGGCGGGAACTCCATCGCGACTACGGAAGCGTCTACAGCGCTTTCATGGGGTGCTGCGAACCTGGCTGGTGGTTCAGGAGATCCTACGGGCTATAAGCAGATGAACTGGACACCCACTAAGGAGGGGACGTATACTATCAAAGCGGATGACGGCACGAACTTAGCGAGCAAGAAAGTCAAGGTTTTTAGAGTCGCATAAAGCTAGTACAATAGAAGGAGAGGAACATGCCGGTTGGCACTCGCAAGATGGAAACCGTCAGGCGGGAACTAAAGCGTTGTCCGCCTGACGGTTATGTTATTCTGCGCCAGCTTTCTTACGATGAGATGCTTGAGCGTAGAGATGGGGCTACTAAAGTACTCATGGAGCGTGGGCAGGGTGGTCGCAACGCTGATGCAAAGATGGCAGTGCAGATCGCTAACAAATGGTCTAATTACTTCTCATTCCCACGCTGCATCGTTGAGCATAATATCACTGATGAAAATGGTGTTCTGCTTGACTTCTCGCAAAGAGGAATCGAGCTTACTTTCAAGTCACTCGATCCTAAGCTCGGCGCTGAAGTCGAAGCGCTTATCGATGAGCTAAATCAGGAAGAGGAGGAACCCGAGGGTTTTACGAATGCTGCCTCCTCCTCATCGCCGGACGAGAGCGCACCGCAATCGAGTGGTTTGGAGGAGAATTAGTTGCCGAAGTACGTCGTTGGATAAGGATTACTCGCGTGGCAGAAGCATTAAATGCCCTGCCATATGAGGGCGGTCTGTTCGACCAACCCCCAGGAACTCTATTCCGAATGGAAGCAGTGTTGGCTGCAAGCTCACAGCCTGATACGGCGCGTGCGAGTAAGGAAGAAGCTGATATAAGGCTTACTCGCAGGATGGAGAAAATGTAGTAATGGCGTTCGGTGGTCGCGAACTAAGGCTCATCCTCTCCATCCAGAGCTACGGCACGACCAATATCGCGCGTTTACGTCGCGACATCGCGCAACTTTCTAGTGCTGCTGAAGCTGCCAATAAACGGCAGCAAATGCTGCAAAGCCGCTTGGAGGGGCAGCAGCTTCGGGCAGCACGTATAGCGCAACGCATAGACCGCATGACGGTAGGTACAGGTCGTATTCAAGGCTTAATTCAGGAAGCAAGACTATCAGCGCGCGGCCTTCAAATCTATGAGCAGAGGGGTGCTCTTGTAAGAAAAGAGAACCAACTACTTACTGATCTCTCTCGTAAACGAGCACAGATCGCAGCTACAGAGCGCGCGATTGCAGATCCTACTCGTGCTCTTAGAACGACTGTTGCTCAGTCGCGGCTAGAAGGCAGAGCACTCGATATAGCTCGTGCGAGAGCAGCCTTCCCCGAAAGAGAACTCCGTCTACGTTCATCTTTAAATCTAAACGCTGCCCGACAAATCCAATTACAGAAGACACTCAATAGAGCCCACGTTACTACAGAGCACATTACCCAGGGGTTACAAGGCAATTACGCTGATCTCACTAAGCATCAAGAGATGTGGGCTAGGCGAATGATTGCTACGCAACAAGCGGCGACTAGGCTGAATTCTCAGATGGCAAGGCTGCCAGCCGAGCTTGCAAAGGTAAATACCCAGGCAGCGACATTGACAAAGCAAGAGCAGCTACAAGTCGCGCTAGTAGCTAAGCAAGCCGATGCAGTTGCGGCACTTAATGAGCAGCTATTTGTCCAACAAAGTGAGTATGCAAATATCCAAGCGAGACTAGCCGCAATCGCGGGTCAACGCGATGTTCTGCTTGCGCAAGAGAAGACGCTTACGATTGAGGAGCAAAAGCGTCTCACCCTACTAGAGCAGGAAACGGTTGCACTAAGAGCACAGGAAGCTTCGCTAGTACGCCAACAGAAAGAAATTGCTGCTACCAGGGCAGAGCTTGCTGTGATGCCTCGTATCATCTCGACTGCTGAGATAGCCGATGCAGCACAAGCGATGGAGCATACTGGTAGGCAGGTCGCACATCTCGGTAGGACTGCGCAATTCACCGGGCTCCTTATGACTGCTGCCTTCGGGTTAGCTGCTGGATCGTTCGCTAACTTTAGCGAGAGAGTTTCACTTGCTGCTACGCAGATGCGTGACATTGGTGCCCCCATTACGCAAACTGCGGAGCGAGCTAAAGAACTCCAAGACAGAATCATTGACTTGGGTATGGAGTTTCCTGCAAGCGCGACAGAAATGTCCGAAGCAGCCTATGAAATCTTCTCTTCGATGAACATTGTCCGTGGCGGTGTCGTTAATACTGCTAAGGGCTTCGAGCTTCTCGAAACAGCCAACAAAGCCGCCGTAGCCGGTGGAGTTGAACTTGAAGAAGCCACGGATGCGATGATTATTGTCCTCAACAACTTCGATCCACAATTGCGAAATACTAGTAAATTGCTTGACGAGATGTTCACAGTCGTTCGTTTTGGAAAGATGCATCTCGACGATCTTGGCGCGGCGATGAAATTTATAGCGCCTATTGCTAAGACGACTGGACTTGAGTTTAGTGATGTTGGTGCCGCACTCGCTGCCCTTTCCATTCTCACGGGGAGTGCAGAGAACTCCGCTATGGGCTTGGCCCGTGCAATCGAGATGTTCCGCCTCCCCGTCGTTCAAGAAGGATTCAAACGATGGGGAGTCACTATTACCGACGCATATCACCGCTTGCTCCCACTCAACGTAGTCATGGACAGGCTAATAAAGGGATTTCCTGGACTTGCTACGGGCCAGCAATCTGCGATTGAAGCTCTCATCCAAATTACCAAGGCGAGCGAACAGACCAAGGTTGGCGTCCAAGGGACTATCCAGGCGCGTAGAGCAATTGCCAATCTTGCAACGTCTATGGATTTGTACGATAACATCCTCAGTAACGTTACTAAGAATCAGGGCGAGTTCAACTTGGCGTTCCAAGCGAGACGGCTCGACCCTGGAGTACAGTGGCAAATCTTCTTGAGACAGATGCAGACGCTTGTTATCGTTATCGGCCGAGAAGCATTGCCAGTATTTCTTGCACTTGGCAAAAGAGTCGAGAGTTTCATCCGTTGGTTCAAGGATCTGAATCCGACAGTACGCCGCTCCATCATCCAAATCGCGACGTTTGTTGGAATCTTGGCTCTCCTCGGTGGCACGATGCTGAATGTCGTCGGATCGCTCTATGCGCTCAGAGCTAATATGGTTCTGATGTCGCTCGCAACTGAAGGCGCAACTAAGAGATTCTTGGCGTTGCGTATAGCCATAGGAAGTCTTGCGTTGCTCGGACTTGGTATTCTAGTTGCTGAGGTATATGATCTCAAGACGGCTGTAGTTGTAATGACAACCGCCTGGCTCATATGGAAAACGAAAGTTTTGCAGTCTGTTGCTGCCGCAATAGCAGCAAGCATTACAGGAGGCGTTTCGATAACAGCCGCCAATGTTACGGCTGCAACCGAGTCAGCGCTCGCATGGCAATTTGCAAATCGCGCTTTCCTTGCAAACCAAGCATCTAACGTCGTAGCAACGCGAGTAGCAACGCAAGCAATTGTTACTACGAATGTGATAGCGGCGGGCGCAGTTAAAGCAGCGTGGAGAACAGCGCTGATCGCGACGGGATGGGGCGCTCTTGCAGTCGCCGCTGGAATTGCCGTTGAACTCATTATCAGGCATTGGGATCGATTCCGTGCTTTCTTCATAGCTCTACGCGCTGCTCTTAAAGAAACATGGAAGCAACTGATGCTTAAAGAGCTGCCTGGTCTTGCTCTTGTAGGCGTTGGTTACATACTTAAAACTTTCACTCCATTCCTCTCGTTCCTATCCTCTCTAGCGTCACTCATTCCGGGTATTGGAGACACCATCGCAAAGGTTATTCAGCCCGCCGATCTCATTATTGGTCGAGGCAAGAAGTTGATGGCTGAAGGCGGAAAGGATTTCGGAGAGACTTTTGGAGAGGCTTTCGACAAAGCAATGGATAGCTTTGAAAGAGGGCGCAAAACAAAAGGTAAAGAGCAAGCCTCTGATCTCGTTAAGGAATACAACAAGATATTTAGAGGTCTTGTCAGCGAGGATTTCCTCAAGCGTCAAGAGGATTTCCTCAATGCGCTTAATCCTGATGCGAATGGGCTTACGGATGCCGCATCGCTAACTAAGAGGCGGGCACAAGAAATCGCTCAAGCATACGAGAACATGCAGCAGAAGATCGGCAGTGCGGTTGACAATCTCACGCAGATATACGATAGATTTAAGCAAGAGAATGAACAGGCACTAGGTACGATCTTCGGTGGTCCAGCGATGGAGGGCGTCTTCGGAGACGTATTCCGTCAGATAAATGATCTACTGCGCCAGTTCGGGATACAAATTCCAGTTCCGTTTGAGCTGCTCCGAAGAGATATGGATCAGCAGCTTGAGTATTTCAAACGCTGGCGTAGCGATCTTGATAAGCTACTGGCTCGTGGTGCTCCGCTAGAGATGATCGACCAGATTCGAGCGCTAGGCCCAGAAGCTATCCCGCTCATTGAGGGTCTACTTGGCGCGAGCCCCAAGCAGTTTAAGAAGTACGTTCAAGATTTCAAAACCGGCCAGAAGCTTATTCGTCAAGCTACAAAAGCTGATATGGACAGGCAGCTTAAGGAATGGGAGAAACACGGCAAGAATATCGCATGGCAGCTTATCAATGGTATTGCCTCTGATCCCGCACAGGCAAAGCTTAGGGCTGGCTTTAGACAGTATGTGATTAACACCTTTGGTGATGTGCTAAAGTCACAGATGACAAAGGAAGTCCAGATAGCAATGCAGCAAGCCATGAAAGAACTTGCAGAATCCAAGGCGGCCGAAGCTGCCGCTACGGTAGCAGCCAAGGGAATCAAACCTCCACCCGTTCCGACCATTGCGCAGATGAACATTCCTACTACACGGCAAGAGCTTGAAAGGACTAGGAAACAGCTTAACGATCTTAAGGCTCAAATGATCCAGGAGACCTTCGCAGGAATGGCACCTACTGAGAAGCAACAAGCGCGACTGCAAGCTCTCTTCAAAAGGGAGAAGCGCCTTGAGGCTCACCTTGCGCGAGAACGGGAACTTCGCAGCATTCGGCAGCAACTACGACGTGGTAGAGAGGCAGGCCGCGAGAACATCACGATTACATACCAAGGTGACACCGTAACAGTAAAGGCAGATGGGGCAACGCCTGCTGCTGTTTACCGCGCTCTAAACAAGCATCAGTTTAGAAAGAAGACCAAGCATGGCTACAAAGGTCAGAGACGATGATTACAAGCTTAGTTGCTAAGAATCTCGATACGCTTGTAACCGTAACCCTGAACGATCTGACGTATCCTCTGCGACGCTTTGCCTGGGACTACGAATTGAAAGGTGATGCGGAGCCAAAGATGCGGAAGCCGGGCCGCCATAAAGTTCTCAAGCAGGTCGATACAATGACGATTGAGATGGAAGGCAGCATGATGGCTGATCCGGCTCAGAACTATTGGACCATTCGACAAGCCTTTATGGTCGTGCTTCTTCCGCATATTGATGCCGTCGAACTCAATCATGTTAGATTTGACATGGTAGTCTCAGGATCAGCCGACACTCTCTACGCCGAGTGTACTCTTGCAGATGTCTCCGTTCCTGTGGAGGCTCTTTCGCCTACGCGCTCCGAATTTATGTTCAATTGGGAATGTCCCTTTGGGTATTGGCGCAAAGTCTCCGACGACTCTGTAGTTTACATCTAGATGCCAATCGATATCTACGTCGAGTATACGCTGCATGATGGGCAGCCGGTATGGACATTGCAGCCTGAAAGATTAGAATACAGCTTTCAGCTCGGTTCGCAAGGACCAAGTACGATGAGTCACTTTGTCCCCCTATCGGAGCCGACGCTCACGCGAAGTATTGTTGCACCAAAGCGAAACGATTACATGCTAAAATGGACGAACGACGGGGCGCAAACATTTCTCGATCTTCAGGGCGGATTCCTATGGGACGCCGGCTTTGACTCAGAGGAATTTGGAGTACAGTTTGCAGGAGTAGATTGGTCTGCGTGGCTTGACAATCCCTTCCCACAGGATAGAGAAATCTCTCAGGGAGCGTTGCTAGCTGATAAAGACCTGCTTACTGCTGCATTCATCGGACTCCCAACCTCAGCATATGATTGGGAGAATAACGGAAACGGAGTCAACCAAAAAGTTATCATTGGCGATCTTATCGCCGCACTAGAAGACGGGCCTGATGCGATCGCTTTCAGTGTTAGCTTCAGTGGCAGCAATTGGGTAAATGTCCCAGGAGAATTGGAGGGATTACCAGGCGGAGAGACTTTCACAATCGGTCCTTTTGATGTATCTCCGGTGCGACAACACATAGCCAACATATCTACACTAAATGATCCCTGGGTGCCAAACTTTAGATGCGGGCCTGATAAGTCGCTCGACTTTTTCTTTATGAAAAACAAAGACCCAGGACTTGATATCGTTCCTGACTTCCTTGTAAGCGATGAAACAGTAATTCATCATATTGATTGGGGGCATCATGGCCCAATTGCGACCTATGTAACAGGATGGGGCGTCGGCTCCATGCCGAAATGGTTTACGTCAAGAGATATTGAGTCCGAAGAGAAATTCAGGCGTTGGCGATCTAGCCATACGCTCGGGTCAAGAGGCCAAGTTTATCTTACGCGGGAACAGATTAAAAAAGGGACACTGGCTTTCGCTGATAAGTTTCCACAAAAGGACTTAACCCTGGTGATTTATCCCGATAAGCTAGACCCGATTAATGAGGAAACGGGATTCTTGAATCTATGTGGTTACGTCATAGATGTGGATTACTTTATAGATCCGGTATATATGATCTTTGGGGTATTCTATATCATAAGCCAGAACTTCCATGTAGACGTAGCGGGAAACTGGCTCTGCGATCTCGGCCTACAACAGATTTACCAGTTTTGATGGGTACTAGAGGAATACAAGATCCGATTGCGAGTGATTTGATTGAGCAGATCCTTGCGGATCAAGCGAGATTGAACGCCGAGATCGATGACCTACGCAGAACGCACCCAATTCTTATGGAACGCGCGAGGACTAGCGATATAACCGTTCCGCAAGAGGGGCAAATAATTGTAGACTCTGAAACCGAAGCCATAAAGTACCATAGCAACCAAGAATGGCGAGATATTCCTCCCTCTCCTCTTGCTTGGATCTGGCGAACCATCTCTGGAACTGATCCCGCCACCGTTTGTCCAGACGAGACATATACCAAAGCCGTCATGTCACACGGCGCAACGTCCAATTCCGCCGATGCGCAACTTATTACGGATGGCATAAAACTAATAAAGCCGGGATTCTGGCTACTAATGGCCCTCGGAAGATGGATAGGCGAGTGGGACGGAGGGATAGCAGTACGCATCGATAAAGAGCTATCGGGTGCTGCTCTTTGGGGAGAAAGCCCACTGACTCTCAACAAAGCCAGTATCTCTTCGCTTCAGTGGGACCCCGTTTCTCGAATTACGGTGCCCTGGATCATCCCACCATACGACGATGAATTATACTTGTGGTTCTTCCAAGACTCAGGGAGTAATCGGAATGTAGGTGGCAAATGGCTATATGCCATCTGGCTTGGTCCTTATACAGGTGCGCCTGGGCCAACTTAAATGGATACCACTGAAATCATCGTGATTGTTGTAGCCATACTAGCAGGCGTCTTCATCGGTCTGCCACAGTTACTAGAACGGCGTGGTTCTCTATGGAAGGATATGGCCGAAGAACGCGAAGTAGCGTTAAAAGAGACGCAACAGCGCGAGAAGGAAGCACTGCAACGTGTACGTGAACTGGAAATACGTACTGACCTGTCTGCACTATCTAAGGACGTTTCGGAGGGACGTGAGCAAGCAGTATTAGCTGTTAAAGCTGAAATAACGCATATTCAAAGGTCGATCATAGAAACGGAGGAACGCCTAATAGCAAGCCACGAAGCACATGAGCACCGAGCACAGGAGCGACATGAGAAAGTTCTCAAGGCGTTTGACGCAGTGACAAAGAGGCTAGAATCGTGACAGCTTTCAACCAATGTTTTCTATTCCTAGATAACCCCAACGGTGGAGTAGAGGACATTGCTTGGCTAAAGCAGAATTGTCCCTGGATAAAGGGTGTGCTCTGCAACGTCCACGCTTTCGAGCCTGAGCAGTGGGAAGCGATAGTCCGTCCGCGTGCCCTATCATATGGACTGTTCTGTGGGCCTTGGGGTAGACCGGCCAAAGGCGATCCAAACAACCCCGAATTCGATCCCACTATCGTTGACAGGGTTGTAGCGACCTCTGACAAATGGGAATCGCCTGGGCTGATCAATCCAGAGAAGGAAATCGACGGTGATCAAGCCGCACTCGATTACACCGTAAAGAAGATTGGCCCTCGCGACTTCGGATTAAGCGTGCAGCCTATACCATTTGCCGACATTAATTGGTCTGTAGCCGCGCAGCTAACCGTCCACCCACAAATCTTCCCTGCTGAGCAGCAACAAAACTACGATCCCATAGTCATTAGAGAGATGTGGTGGAATTACGGAGTACGCTGCGTCTATATGACCTATGGTACTTACGGCGGTATGAAGCCGTCGGACTTCAAGCTGCAAGCGCCATACTCGTTGTTCACTGGCGACCCCGTAATGGCGTCGTTTACGCTGCCCAATTGGGCACCAACGTTCATAGGCTTTGCAGGGTGCAAACCAACCACAGGAGGGGGAATGGCACTAACAGCCGAGCAGGTTCCGTACACTGGCCCGTATGGGCTACCAACCAGCAAACACAGATCAAAAGGGCCAACAGCAGAAGCACTAAAGCGCGCAATGGGCCACCTGAAGCTGCTTCCGTGGGGAGATTTCAATCAGGACTACGATCTTCTCCTGTGGGAAGCTATGGCCGACTTCAAGAAATCTGTCGGTCTAGCCCACGACGGAACCTATGGTAACAAGGCGTGGGAAAAACTACGTGCGGCAACGTATAGGAAAGATGGCAAGAAGCTCTATGCGTTTGATCCATACGCACGTAGGCTTATTCAGAACGAGGCAAAGATCACCGCAGTCTCGCGCAATGAGGAGAAAGTGCAGGAAGCGCTAGCCGAGTGGGGTTACGCAATCATCGCTAACGAGCCGAGCATTAGCTACTCGCAGGCACGCCCCGTGAAGGTAGACATCGATCCTAACTCGAAGTTCTCCTCGGACTGCTCAGGCACGGTGATTCAAGGCTACGCATATGCCAAGCGCAAGACCGATTTGGAAGTGCCTGATCCTGCTAAGCAGAAGTGGTCAGGTTATGGAAATACAGATTGGTACGAAGACGATCACCCTAAAGTATCAGCTCCATACCGCATCGGCGATCTAGCACACTTCGAATCGTCTCGCCATGTCATCATGTGCATCAAACCAGGCGACTACCAAACCGCCGAGTGGGTTTCGCACGGATGGGATGGTGGCCCTCAGCTAGTCGTGCTATCGAAGTACAGCCGGTATCCTAGTGAGTTCTTATTCGTAGTTCGTCCACCACTATTGGAGGTATAGATGAGAATTCTCGGTCAGTTTGGGAAGGCCGCATTCGCCTTTGCAGTTACGTTCGGGGGCTCGCTTATGACTGTGATGGTCGGTGACGTTGGATTTGGCGATATTACTGACGGACAGTGGCTATCGGCAGCCGTCTTTGGGCTTGGCTCCGCTGGCGGCGTGTTCGGCATCCCCTACGTGGCTACGCCGTCGCGAGGCGAGGCATCGCCATAATAACAAGTCGTCTGCATAAGCCTGTCTAACTGCGGCCCGCGAGCATGTGGGGTAGTTGTCCACCAAGGGCTGACTAGTTAGACATGGACGGGGGGTAATCTCCAGTGCATTTTCCTCTCCTGGCACCGGACGATTACCCCCCGCATCTATGTAAGCCCCTCAGAGGGCTCTATAATTCATCACCCCCCTTCGAGGTACTTCGACCTAAACCAATCCTCTTCGACAAGCTCGGGATCTTGATCAGTAGTGAGATATTGATACCCCGCCCCATAATAGAACCATTGTAGCAAGTGCTTCACTGCGCTACGACCATGCTCTATACCCTTCTGATATAAATCCATATCCTTGAGCCGAGCGTCTGAGAAGTAGGCTTTCTTCCCTTGTATGGATGCGGGCTGCATCGTAAGATCCAACGCTAGGCTGCTATATTGATACCACAAGCTGACGACACCGATCAATTCGCATGGATATAGATCCACGCCTAATTGCCTTCCTTGCCTGAATTCGAAACTCTCACAAATTACGTGCTCGACATTTGGAGGGATAAAATCGTAAAGCTCCCGATGACTGAAGCTCTCTTGCCCATAGCATATATCGAAGGTCCCATCATCCTTCGCAGCTAATGCATAGCCTGTGCATTGACCAGGATCAAGTGCTAGAACTATCATCATCGTCGGCCCTCCCAATGTATCTTGCCATGCTCACTATAGGCGAGTTGCTGAAGATGGGATGGATTGACGCATTGATGCCTCTCGCAGCGATGATGCACGGGTTCACCCTGCTCGATGCCAAATGCGATCATATACATTAATCGATGCGCCATATAAGTTTGCCCTTTGATTGAAAATACGCCGTATCCAGCGTCAGTTATCGTGCCGCACCACAGCCAACATTCACTCTCATCCTCAGGGATAAATACCTTATCCCAAAACCGCTTTAACCATTCCCCGCTACTTATAGTAGATCCCTCGATTCTTTCTTAGCCCCCGGCGCTCCCGGCTGCGCTCGGCGGATCGCGAGAGGGCTAAGCAACAATTACCAACAATCCCCTGCGGCCCTCGGAGCCACCACCGCGACCCCGGAGTCGCCCCGATCCTGGCCCTCGGGAGAAGGCCGGGAAACTTCTCATGTAGCAAACTTGTCAAGACCCTAAAAGGTGATTGAACATTACGTCTGCCTGCTTTTCCATCCGCTCGTGATCCTTCTCTATTAGCGCGAGAAGTCTATCTCTAACCATGCGTGTGTCTTTGAGGACTTCTTCGGACGGTGCCGGACCAAGAGCTTCCTCCATGATTGCTGCCCATACTTCTTTGCCAAAACTCAGAGTAGGTCGCTCTGGAATAGTCCCCTCTTGAAAAGGAAGCCAATCCAAATGATGTGGATGCTCTGAATTATACTCCGCGACCTGATTCATGTGATCGCCATAAACATAAATGTCTATCGTAAATGATGGAAAGTTATCAACGATGAGAACTTTCATTTAACCTCCCACAGATCGCGCGCCGTCCAAGTTGCTTCACCCCATTGAGTAGCTACTTCATGCGGGTAGAGCCGACAAAACGAACTGTAGATAGAAGTCAGCGTCCAAGGCCAACCGAGTGATAGGTTTCGATTCATTCCCTTACAATCCTCATGTTAGCTCGACGATCGTAGAAAGCAGCTTTATAAAAGATCGCAATTCGTTCCCTGCCACTCTCGTCCGCGATGTAGGACCACATTGAATGGTCAGTGCCATGCCTACTCCATCCTTCGGGGAGAGTCGCATCGCGAAAGATCGGATCAGCATCGATAACCGCTCCGAGCTTTATACCAAGCGCTTCATAATCCTCTTCTGACTCGTCGTAGCCAATCTTCACGGGTAGAACGTCGCTGAGTACCATCTCGGCTTGTCCAGTAGCCTCCTGGCGCTCGATATATCCCTCGCCTAGCATCCCTACCAGATGAAGTTCGGGCGGTAGTCCTGATGTATTAAGCGGCTTAGTCATTCCTGTTCAGCTCCTCAATAGGAACTCGCTCTGGCCGATAAACATTAGGAGCAATCTCTACCATCTTCGTAGCGTACTCCATCACAGGCTCGTAAGTTGCCTCAAAAATATCTGGCTTGCAAGGATATAGCTCTCCTTTGATACCCTTGATGATCCAGTCGCCCAGATTAGCCTTCATAACACCCTCTAGAGTTCGAATATGAATAGTCTCATAAGAGAACCATAGGACGGCCTCGCTCGACTGCATCTCGGCTTCTTGGGCAAATGCTCTAATCGCCTTTTCTTTCCCCAAAGTCCCATCCCAGAGCAATGCTTCAACTTCTACCGGCTTCTTGCGATACTTCATGCCATAACACCCCCAGTCGGCTGATGCCCGTGTAGCGAATGACCTTTCCCATCCAGTGATGGATCGCCTACAGATGCTATTCCCATTGAGCTAAACCGCATTATCGTCCAAGGTGCCTTAACTTCATCATAGGACACGGATGGATAATCAAGGTAAACATTATTATCGCACTCGACTACTTCGCTACCACAGTCAGGGCAATCAATAATTTTCACTTAAGCATCCTCGCTTTGGCTCCAATCAACTGCTCGATTAATATAGTTAGTTGAGCCTCTATTTTGCTTCTGCCCAATTTGGCCCGACTCCTATGTCGATCTTGAAAGGTATTGTCCAACCTAGCTCGTCTCTAGGACGGCTCACCATTATCTGCTCACAAATGGCCTTGTACTCATCAATATAGCTCTCCTTCACATCCCCCACGATATTGTCGTGAACTGTGATGACGATGGCTGCCTTCTTCCAATCGATCTCTTTTACTAGCAGAATTACAGATCGTAGGGTAAAGTCACCCGCTGTGGATTGGGGTTTGAAATTTACGGCCTCACGGATCATTGCGTTCTTGTTCTCAGGCGTGATAAGATAGAAACGCCGCCTTCTTCCAAACGGGGACGTTACATACCCCGTCCGCATCTCCTTGATAATCTCCTGCTTCCAGTCGGCTACGCCTGAGAAGTATCTCCACCACCAATCAATGAACTTCTGCGCTTCTCTCTCAGGGATTTCATGTTTCTCCTGGAAGGTTGCAGCACCCTGCCCGTAAGCTACACCGAAGTTCATGTTCTTAGCGCGGTTACGCTGCTCAGGGATAAAGTCAGGGCCATAGAAGTTCTCAGCAGCTACCGAATGGAGATCGAGGTCTTCAGTGTAGACTCGTAGGAGTTCTTTGTCCTGAGAAAAGTGCGCAATACAACGAAGTTCAGCTTGGCTATAATCAGCCTGTATAATCTGGCGTCCCCGTGATGGAAGGAATAGGCGTCGAATATCAGGTAATCCGGGTTTGGTCCGGGTGATATTCTGAAGATTTGGATTCCTCGACGATAGCCGCCCACTAGTAGTACCATGTAGAAGGAGATCCGTATAGAGCCTATTCTCAGGGTCATTAACTGCCCTCTCGACCAACGCGACAATATAGGTATCCGCCTGCTTCGAAAGCTCTCTGAAGCGTTTAAGCTCCTTAGCAAAAGTCTTGATTGTAGTAACGTCAGCATCCGCCCTAGACACGAAACGCCCGGCAGTAAGCTCATTAAGCGTGGCATCGTCGGTAGATTCCTTCATATTAGGGCGAGACTGCATCTCATGTCGAAGCTTCCAGCGATTGTAAAAGATGTTGGAAATCTGCTTGGGCGAGCGCGGATTCAAAAGCGGATCATCAATAATCATCCGCATGTTCTTAGTCCTGCGCTCAAGCTCAGGCTGAACTTCCTCTTCCATCAAATCGGCTGCCGCCACTATGTTGTATCGAAAGCCTGCAACTTCGATTCGCGAGCAAGCCTCCGCACCTTCGAGTAGTAATTCTCGGTAAGGACGTTCAGTTTCTTCAGACTTGACTCGTCCGGGTAGAAGCTCAAACAATTGATATGTCCCACTAGCATCCCTCCCGGCATAAGTGTGTAACTCGTCGTAATTGGTAACAATGCCGGTTTTCTTAAACTGTTTGACGGATTCTGGCTCATAATTGGGCCATCCAAACTCCTCGGCTAGCAGGTATTCTAGCTTATGATATCCACCGTGCTGCTTCTCCGATTGTCCCGAGCGCTCATCAAGCGCATAGGATAGCAGCATGGTATCTTCATCTATTCTTGCTCGGATTCCATAGGTATGTCTGAGGACTTTAACGTCGAACTTTCCGTTGTGCCAAATGAAACGGTGGTTTTTGGATTCGAGGAAGGGTCGAAAGTGATCTCTAATGAAAGCGGTATCGAACCATAGCCCTCCCCGCTCTCCGAAGACAGTTGCAAGTCCTCCATCAATTGCAATTTGAAAGGATACAAGTTCGGCCCTATGAGAAAGTCCGCCACGAGACTCAATATCTGCCGCGACAGAACCGGGCGGGACATCTTTAAGGAAAGCTGCTGCGGTCTCGGCATCTTCTATTACCTCTACTCGTGGCAGAGTGGGTTCGGGGATAGGATGGAATGCCCTCTTGAAGTCTTTTCTGAGGTTTGGAAAGGTCGAGTCGTCTCTGAGGACAAGTGCGGGATTGTTCGTAGCAATAAGAGTCTTTCCATTGGATGCAATCCTATATCCACGGTGACGATCGATAGCTCCTCTACCGACAAGCAGATTAACCGCCTCTCTTCCAGCGGCAATAATAAGCGAACAATCGGACAACTCCGCTCGTAGGCGTGGAGCGCACGCTTTAATCGCCGCTCCCGGTACTTCACCTTCATTTGGCGCACAAAGGACAACATTGGTAAGCAATACCTCCTCGCGTTTAACTCCGTTCTGTTCCAACAAATGATTGAGAACCCTCCCTGAGAGTCCGGTAAATGGCTCGCCTGTCTTAGCCTCTTTCCAACCTGGTGAGCGAGCCACAACCGCAGCCACAGGATTAGCAGGAATCAGTGATTTCGCACAGGGCTTCTCATAGAGAGGGCAGACTTCGCACTCAGCAAGTGGATGCTTGCGTTTAATAGTTGTAGCCATGCAGCTTAAATCCTAGCTCCTTGCAGATTTCACGTCTCCATCTGCATTCTCTTCCATTGATGTTTCGTCCTCGATGCCCATGTATCAGCTCATTTAGCGTCTGGGGACCAGGATAAATGCCATACCTGATGCAATCTTGCACGGCTTTTTTGAAGACTTTTTCTGCTTCACTCATCGTCTTCGCTTTCCCATCCGCCACTAAAGAGAGCGTCATATAGATAACCCGAGCGTATCCAGTCTACCAAGCCTTCGCCGCTCGCGTTGGAGTCAAGCCTTCTAAGAGTACGATTACCCTCCTCATCGATAAACTCGGCAATTATTACCCAACCGACAAGGACACTATCGGCTTCTGTCTGACGGATCGCTTCGGTTAGGACCTCTCTATCGGTAATGTCTTTTGAAGTCATAGACACTCGTCCAATATTCGTTCCCTAAAGATTTCTATAGAGCCGTCGTTTTGAATCGTTCCTTCTATAAGGTTGCGATCGATTGGTTCCTCTGAAGCATGGCCGTCCGATTCATACCCTGGGCGGACAATCTCATATACGCAACCACCAAACCTAATGATTCTTGTGGCTTCATTATCGAAACGAACGTCGGTGAACACCGTGTCTTGACGCGGGAAGTCAGAGAGCACAAGATCGATCCAGAAATCTTGCCCAAACGTATTGCGACCCATTTCGGTTCCGAAACGTTGCAAGAACTCACGCATTGAATAAGCATACTCCGTAATGTTATACTGTTGAAGGATTACTTCGCAAACCGGAAGACCAGAGACAATGCTCATCTCCTTCAGCGGATCTATCCTCTCTGTTGGCAAACCGAATAGATTTGCTACTGCCTCCTTGAGTTTGCCGGCAAACGCTATGCGTTGGAACCCCCGATCTACGAGGAATTGGGCCGCAGTATCTTTGCCGGAACCCTTTACACCTGTAAATCCGATTAGACGGGCCATAGCTTCATCACCCAAAAGAATGCTCGAACGGTTCTGCCTCGCGTGTTGTCTGCTTCTCCGATCATGTTGTACTCAAGAAGGTCAGGACAAATAGGGATCGTAACCAACCTTGCTGCAACGGTCGTCATTTGCATATCATCATAAATTGTATAAAACTGCCTATCATTTTCATGCGTACCGTCCGCGTACTCAACGCTCATTCAAACCTCGACCCTTTAACCTCGATTATTTGCGATGTACGTGTTTGCTGAATTCCTACTGCCCCGCACCCCTTATAAGGATCGCCATGCATGCTCATACAACCGCAAAAGTAAATCCTTTTCCCGCTATCTGGATGATAGGCTACTTCCCTCCATGCGGCTTTATGATTCTCAACGGTTACTTTGTTGCTTCGTTTGGCAGGCTTGGGCCTGGATTCCGCTGCACGTCGCTTTTTGATCCATTCTTTCCACTCATCGGTGAGAACCCAATTGCCCTTCTCGTTCCTCCAATACTTGACCGGCTCGGATAGTTTAGCGACTACTGCCACTGCCCTGAAGCATGTCACGCTCTTTGCGATCTCGGAGTTTAGCTAGATTGACGTACATCACATCTTCAAGTTTGAAGCCAAGCTCGTTGCAAATTTGCGAAGCATACCATTGATTGTCACCAAGCTCCTTGAAAATCTTTTCCTTGCGCTCGCTTGTTATGATTGCGGCGTCATCTCGCAATGCCTTCGAGACTTCTTGTGAGAGTTCAGCAGCCTCGCTAACTAGCTTGTCCGTGCAGTAATCAAGGGCTAGCCAGGATTTCAGGACGTGAGGACTTAATATGGCAATTTCAATACCATCTCGATAGATGACTGTCTCGGCTGTACCTGCTTGGTACTCTGCTATGTCCACTTAATCTTCGGCTCCTTCCTCGGCGGCGGCGCGCTCTATCGTCTTGCGTTGTCCCGGAGTTAGGCGCAGTCCTTCCTTGGTGGCGGTGAGGACGCGAAGGTCAGCATTGAGCTTCGCAACTTCAACGTGATCCAATGTCCCATCAGGATTGAAAATCGCCCATGCTCTTGACTCGATCCGCTCCAGCCGCGCGAGGCGGACTTCGACTTCTTCTGCGCGAGTATTCGCGTCTTCGGCCTCCTTTGCATACATCGACCACGATTGCTCCGCGTCGTCCCGCTCCCGCTCAGCCTCCGCGAGGCGGGCTTCGAGGCGGGCGAGGGCAGCATCACTAGCATCAAGGGCAGGCATGATCTGTTGTAAGCGGATACGCCAGTCGTCCTTCTGATGCAGTGTCCAGTCCGCGAACCACTCCCGCGTGAGACGTTGTGCCTCCCGCACGAGCCGCACGTCCTCAGCGCTCACCCTAGATACCTTCCCTAATGTTTCCATCACCTGTTGTGGAAGTGGTGGCGATTCGTGCGCTCCTTCATGGCCCATCGGGAGATGACACGGGGCAAACATATTTTCAGTGACCTGAACGGTTTGATTACAACGCGCAGGGCTCTGAAAGCTCATATGTCCAACTCTCTTCCATCTTTGCCAAGAACCCTGATCTTTGGCACCGCGATCTGTGGTTTAGCTCCTCCTACAATTGCTTGCCTTCTTGCTTCTTTGATGTTTGGCTCATTCTCTTCGCGCATTCTGCGCATATCGTTCAAAATTAGCGTCTTGAACTCAAGATTAAATTCTTCATTGGCGGCAATCTCTTTCTCTAACATAAAGTTAATGATCGTCTGCACTTGCATCTTTAGGAAATAGATTGAGGCTGGAACGTGAACTGTTCCATCAAGGGACATTCCAAGTTCGTTCCATGCTTCTACTTCCTTCTTAAGCTCAGCTTCAATCTTTTCCAGATCGCTTTTTCTTGTCTCCGGTATCACTCTTTTTGACCTCCTTCCCAAGATACTCAGTTGTTCCACAGAATACACATTCACGAAAGCGGATATCTTCAGGATCTACGGTCCACTCGTGTTGCCCTAAAGAACAAGCCAATTCTCTGCTTGCATTATCCGTCATAATGCGGTATAGAGCCTTGCGCGACCTTGTGAGGCAACTTGCAGTTGTCCTCTCGCATCGAGCGTCTCTTCAATTTCCTGCATCTCTCTCTTAGAGAGATTGAGTGCTCGCATTACGGCACTTCTCGTGACCCCAGGGCGCTCTACAATATAGGTGAGCGCCCTATCGAGCTTTCGCTGAGCAACCGTTTGACCGATATTCAGGAGAACCTCAATGGTGTAGTTTCCCCACTCTTGCGCGTATTTCGCTGACCTGCGAATGTCTTTCTCACCTACTTCAATATTTCCATCCGCAGGATCGTGGCTCGATGCTGCTATAAGAACGGCCATCTTTCGCATCGATTGCACCAGCCTCTCAAAAGTAGGAAGGATCAACGAAGGATTAGGTGAAAGCGTCGCCGCTTCGATCACGCGGCGCTCGATCTCATTGTAAAGCTTCCACGCATCCTTCGTGAGCACGGCCTCTACATCTTGCGGCATTTGTGCGGTTTCACCAAGAATTTCCACATCTTTCATCGCGACATAATTGTGGTAGAGATTGTGGAGACGATTGTAAATCTTCTGCCGCTTCTCGATAATCTCAGGAGTCGGCGGTCCCTCAGCTCGATACTGGTTTAGATCGGTATTGCCAGATACAATGAGAAATCTCGGAAGAAATCCCGAATATACAAACGATTCCTCTACAGCGGTATACATCTGGTCTTTTATACCGCCCCCGAAGAAGATGAAGATGGGATCAGAGACGGTGATAAGCTCTTTTCGTAATCTTCGAGCGATATAGCCTCCATCATAAAGCTGCGTAAGCATCTGGGGCATTCCAGCGAGATAATCCTTTTTTCGGATGGAATCAAAGAACCCAACGATCTCGTCCCTAAAGAACATTGAAGTGCGACCGGGCCTACCTTGCAGCCCTGATAGGAGTCCCTCAACAGAGCCATCGGTGGCGAGTAAGATATCACGATCAATGAAGTCGATGACATCCATTCCCATGCGCATTGCTGTGGACTTACGGGTAAGTGTAGAGTCTCCAAGAATTAACCCCCATAGATTCGGCCTGATCTTGCCATATGATGTTTCCAGTTTGATGTTGCCCGCAAGCAATGAAGAGAGCAGCATGAACGCTGTGAGATCATGGTATTGTGGGCAGGCGTCGGTGGCTTCACGGCCCCATGCGGCATACTCCTCAACAAACGTTCTCTGCCCGAGCTTATAGCGCTCTCCAGGAATAAGCTCAGGCATGTCAAAAGGACGCGAGAACGCATTGAGACCCTCTTGCAGCTTGGCAGCCTTAGTAACGTCGCGCCAGAGATAACGTGCGGGTCTATTATCGCGCCGGTACTTGTTAAGAGTAGAGGCGCTCGCAACGGAATAAGTTTCCTCAGTTGTAAGTCCTGCCTCAAAGCAGATATGAATGAGGTTCCAGAGAAGCCCCGACCAATCATCGTCCTCTGTGGCTTCATAGCCCCATACCCCTGAGAAATGATGCTCCCGCAGTTGCACGAAATGTCTTGCGATGATTTCGTCTGCATCCTGAAGCTCCGGCAGACCTTCATCCTCTGCAATGATATCGGGAGTTTTTGTAAGAGCTTCGAATAGCTCAGGAGGAAGCAATGCATTGAGAGTGCGATTGAGAGTAACGAGCGGTTTGGAATCGTACTTGAGATTGTATGTGTAGGGTACGCGGAGGAGTTTGCCAAGTGCCCAACCTGAATCGACGCCGTTGTCCTTATACTGTGTATATATACGCCTTGAATAGTCTTCGGCGATCTGCGGTTCAAGCTCCTCATCTACAAGCCAGATCGCTTGGTATCGCTCGGGCGATGATTCAATGACCACCTGTGGATGGGGTTCGATGATATCCGGTGGGCATTCATCAAGGTCTGCCCATAGCAGGTTCCCCGCAAGACAAGCTTCCTTCCCTCGATCTTTCCGTTTCAGAAGATTAACGCAGAACCAAACATTTCTGTTATGACGCGCCTTTGCAATATGGGTCAGCATAGCCGACTCTTCAGTCGGCCATTGAAAAAATCGCTGTTTGAAATCGCCCTTTACGGCAGCGTCAGTAGCTATGCAAATGTAACCGCGTTTGCTCCCGAACAGAAATTTGAAGAAGTCAACTCGTAATTCTTGATCGCTTACTACCGCCACTTACGTCCGTTATTCACAGCCAATGTTAGAAATTTATTCGAGAGTACAAGGTCGGCACGTTCACAAGCGCTCATGTTTGGATAGAGTTTCTTTAGCTCAGAGATTGCTTGTCCAATCTGCTCCTGTTGACTAGCTTCCATTTTTCCTCCAAGGGCGAGGAGGGGGTAGCTTTGGTACGCGCAAAGTGCATCTACCCCCTCTATTCGATCCGCCGCTATTTAAGAATAGCACGCACGACGGATATCTGGGCTAAAGAATTCCTGAGTCGGGCTGTGCCGAACTTGTGGGAGATCCGGCGGGCTTGACACCCTTCACGACGTTAGTAGGTTCGTCCTGATAGCTCCCAATAGCGACGCGGACTACACATTCCTTGCCCTCAAGCTCACTGAGGTTTTCGAGATCGAAGCCCTTAGACTTAATCTTAGCCTCGTCGTAGCCGAGTGCAACCAAGAAGTTCACGAAACTACCAAGAGAACGAGCACGCTTCTGCGCGTCAGGCTGTTCCTCTTCATTGGGTAGAGGGTAGTTTGTGAACAGAGGATGTCCGACGTGTGGCTCGTCCTGCACGGCAAAGCGAATCTTTGCCATCTTGACTCCAGCGGGCAACTTCGCGTCAGGCCCGCCTTGCGTCTCAACTTGGTCAGTCTCGAAGACGGTTGCATTGTATGAACCTGCCGGAATGGGCTGAAATCCACTAGTATCAGCATCGCTAAGATCGAGAATGCTCATTTTGCTCCTTTTTCATCTGAGTGTAGAAGATCCCACATCATCGGTATTGTTGGATTTTCCAGCATTGAGCCAAATGATGATGTTCGATCCTTGGCCGTGACCTTTTCTGTCTTCAAGAATTGAATCGATCGTATAGTCTCCTCCCCATTGATTCGCGATGACATATACCCAACTACATCGAAAAAGCCGGGAACCTCAGTCTTCAGTTTGCCTGACAGAGATGGATAGAAAGTAGACCTACCAGTAACATCATCCTTATCTTGCAGCAAGAGCGCCGTCATTATTGTGTTCATCGGCAAGTCTTTAAATGCTCGAACAATCCGCCGCATATGCGTTCTGACGATACCCCATTCCCGCTTATCGGCCACGTCGGGATCGCGATCAGGGCGCTGGCGAAGCATCTTCTTCATAACTTCGCGCATCTCAAGATCAGCCAGTTCTGTCAGAGAGTCAATAATGACGGTCTTGTAGTAACCGTCATTATTCACCCTCAGATCCTCGTGGATTTTTTGAATTTGCTCCAGCGAACGAAGCTGGATAACGTGAATGTCTTTACGGCGACGCAACGTAACTGTCCCGCCCTCAACGTCAAGGAAAAGTATCGGGCTCGTCATTTTGTGATCTTGTGCCGTTCCACAAAGGAATGTCTTTCCAACTCCAACTTCTCCGTACACGAGCAGGTTAAGGTACTCGATTGTATCGGGAGTCGTTACCTGATCCTCTAGTGGGGATTTACGCGGAGGAGCCACTTAGAAGAAGGGTCTTGATCCTATCGAAGTTACAAGCCATTCACCGTCATTAGCTAAACGAAAATTGATTGTAACCTCATCAGTTTCGAAGTACGCGGTTGCTTCAACACGCGAAAGATGAAATTCAATTTCTACGGACATTTTAGAATTAGCCGGATAGTCGTTACTACGCTTACGCAGATGTTCTGCGAGCAAATCTCCCAAAACGATAAGCGAATCCATAGCACTAGTTCTTATGAACTTCTGCATCTCTAATCGCATGCTAGCGAGATCCTGCATAGTCCCATCTCTCTTGGTGAAGTCCGACTAGTTTATTTCCTTCCATACATAGTTTTTTAGGAAGGGAGCTGCAAACAGGGCAAGTTACTGACCAAACGCAATGCTCTGGATCTTCGCAGTTGCCACACCATTCGCAGGAGAATGTCTCGACTGGTGCATCCCACGGGCAATCTGGATTGCGGCAGTATCCATTGTCCAGTTTCCATCCACAATCGCATGTAAGACCGACCGGAACGCTTTGAGGCTCGGCAATGAGTTCCTCAATGAAGTCATCTGGTAGAGCTTCAATCTTCATGGGTAATCGCGTCGCGCGCCAGCGCCTCGACTACGAACGGCGTTCAACTCGCGCCTACGACGTTCCTCTCTTGCAATCCGCTCTTGCTCCTCGCGTAACCGCTCGAAGGCATGACGCGTCCTGACCATCGCCTCGGCTAGTGATACTTTCGGCTTGTCAATCTTCATCGGGATCGTCGCTTTGCATACCCTTGGTCATTCCGGCGAAGAATGCCGCCGTAACAGAGAACGCCTCGTTTTCTGAGCCTCCATCGCGAATTACTGCACGATAAATTGATAGGCCCATCTTTCCCATATTTGCAAAGGCGCGGAATTCTTCAAAATCAGGAACCTCAAAGTCAGGCTCGTCATCAGTCATAACAATATTCCAGTAAGTAGGCCAAGCGCAAACGCGATCACTAGTCCAGCAACAATTACTACGATTCCGAACCAAAAAACATCTCTTCCTTGTTCAGGCGTTAGCGTTGTTTTAGTTTCTAGAAAAGTTTTCATTACATAACTTCTTCGTAAGCTTCACGCGCCCATCGTCCTATCTCTTGGCGAGAATTATGGTCGCCCTCGGTTTCGCAATCTTCGGCAATAATTTTTAGGCGCAGAGCCAAATACTCTCGGTCCGCCCACAGTTGGCGAACGATTCTACTATCCTCACCATCTAGATAGCTTGCGATTCTGAGAACTTCATGTGCAAGCTGCTCGCTGTCCGTTCCTTTCAAAACCGATTCAATTTTCATCTTCATCTGTCTCTATTCTGTTCGTATCCTTGGACAAGCATCTCCATCCAGTCTGAGCCATCGTCCTTAGCTAGACATGGATCGCGAAATTGGCAGCGAGTACAATAGCTCATGCCGGAGGGATGCTTGTAGATATGCACGTTCGGATCGAGCATTTCTTTTGCGATCATCTGCAATTCCTCAAACGCAACCTTGACCTGGTGCGGATTGCGAACTGCATGGTCGCGCTGGATGAATACTTTGTCCCCTTCCTCTAGGAGGTATTCGTAATAGCCTTGAGCTTTTGGATCGTTGTGAAACCAGTCTACTAGGCCAAGCTCGATAATGGCTTGTGAGAACATCTCGGCGGTAGCAGATTCTTTCTGCCTATCGAGGGAAGGAAAGCCGCGAGTCGTGATAGTAGGCGGGCGAGGATATACTTTCCTAAGCGCCTGATAAAGAACGTCCTGGATTGTTGTCCAGGGAAGATCATTAGCCTCGGCTTCCTTGATTGAGGCGACTATGTAGGTCGTACATTGAGCATCGTTTTCAAGCTTCAGGAAGTAATCATCGTCTACTCGACCAGCGGTTTTGTGATCCACCAGCCCATACTGCAAACGGGGGTCTTTTCGCTCAGGGTAGTAAACGATCATATCGCGCTTACCACGAAGATGAACCTCAAGCTTCTTTCCAAAATTCGGCGAGTCTTCCCGAATCTCTATTGCCTCAAATTCAAGCGGAATAGAGAACTTCGATTCAGCAGCGACTACCTCAAAGTCATCGTTCTTCGCCGCATACTCTTTATAGAAATTCATCATCCCAACGCCTAGCTCGCGAAACTCTAGAAACTCCTCTTCATTGGGATCGGGCAAAAGATCCTGTAGACCACGGATCTCGTAGTTAAGAGGATACTTATGAGACACCGACCCGCCCAATACAAGTTCGTCATGCTCAGCAACTAGGCGAGGGTGCGCATCGTAAGATGTCTCGACAATATCTTCTGTGACCACACCACCATGCCACTGTGCCTGCCACCATGTTTGGTACGTCTCTACGGGGTCGCGCTTCAAGAGCGGATTATAGTAATGCTCTAGCGCGTAATGTATCCCGGAGCCAAACCATAGTTCGGGCTTGATCCCGAACAATTCAACTTTACGCCTTAGATTGTTTCTTGCCGGCGATGACCAAGACCAATACCGTCTACAGCGCAGGAACGAAGCAATATCCGATTGGTGAATCGGAATGATGTCATACTTTGAGGGTATTTCTGGCGGCGAGAGAAGCTGCTGAGTCATCGTTTGTCGCATTCCCAACAGCCATAATGCTTTCCGCAGTTGACGCATTCCGCAATAGGATCGTGATCGCCACCAACGTAGGGAGCTTCACGAAGAATACCATTGCATTCCTTACAGCGGCCCTCGTTAAACTGCATAAGCGTAGCGTTAGTCTTCATAGAATCCAAGCTCTACACAGGTCTTATCGAGGATCGCGAACAATTCATCCGAAATGCCAAAGCGTTCCTTATTATGTTGCAAGCCATCCCGGAATGTTTTGACCTTATCGGGATCGTCCGTGCGCTGCTTCACTCTCTCCGAAGCTGCACGCCAATCGCACAGCATTTCGATTAGTGCTAGCAGCGACATACCTCGAACGCCGTTAACATAGAACTCGGGATGATGGTCATTATGCTCGAAGTGGTGCTGTAGAGCAGGGCCAAGATCCTTTAGTGATTGCTTGTATTCCTCGGAGCCGTACTCTAACTCAGCCAGCTTTGGAGTTGCTATGTCAAAGGCTGCAAGTTCCGGCTCAATTAGCTTGGAATCGTCGTGAACAGCGGAGCGATGGCCGAGATTTATAACTGCTCTATGCAGAAATTTCTGCACCTTCGCGATATGCTCCCACGTATCGGGCCGGGAGTCGTAAGGTCGCTCAATCATTTCTAGGGTCTATTCCAGTCTCAAACACAGTATGGAGCCTCCTAAGCTCTTGCTGCAAATATGCCTCTGGTGCCGTCTGTGCAAAAAACCAAAGACCTTCATCCTCAGCTTGCTCATCGACCACTTTCTTAACCGCTTGAATTCGCTCGTCTAGTTTCGCAGCTTGCCATCGAGCCAGAATAGGATTCCTAGCGTTCATTTGGGTTTCCATATCCAAGTTCCTCGGCAACGCATTCCGCGTGGCACCATTCCCCTTCGCAAAGAGTAATGGGATCTCCTTCATATATCTGCTCGTCACAAATTAAGCAGCGGCTTTCGAAATTCGCCGCAATCGTTGGCATCTGATCGGGAAGCTTAATTACGTCAGGCATGAGCATGCGAGTCCCACTCGATAATTGTGTTCGAGTGCGAGCCAGATTTCGAAAAGTTCGCTCACCGTGGCGAAAGCTCCGCAAGTCGCGCTACTTCTCGTTGCGCCATCTTGAGCCACGCGACGTATTCCAACGGAGTTGCCCCGAACGAATAGCCCCATTCACGCTGTAAGAACTCTAGATGCGCCTTGGCATCTGCAAGTGTGCGCTTACGTCCCGGCACGGTCACGAGCTTCATTGTTTCCCGATCCAGAAACGTAGGCATTATCGCGCCTTTAAACTTCCGCGGGTTGCTTCAGAAAATCCGCCAATCCACATTCCAATAAGGAAGCGACTATTGCTCCATGCCACCCTGTAATTATGAGCAACCAGAGTATTAAAGACTTGTCTCCACAGATCACGTTGTATGCTATTGTCGGTCACTATGGGACTCCCTCCTTCTTTATTGGAGAGCCGCAAACTTGGCAAGTTTGCGGATTTCGTTGAGGCACCTGATGAGCGTATGCCCCCCCGTCGCGCCGTCAGTCCCGTGAGGCGGGATCGAAGACCGCCCCTCGTGGCCGTGCAGGAGCCATCCTATCCCCCCTGTGGGCCAGGTGTCAAGAGCCGCGTTTGCAGGGGTTTCGTCTAGCCTGGCAACGCGGGACCAACTATCGGATAAAAACGTGTAAGACTATCGGGAAAGGCATTGATTAGCATATACCTAAGAACTTTAGCGAGTTTGTCTTCTGCATCCCGCAGGGCTAAGTCGTGATGACCAGTTCCGGGTTGATAGTAGAAGATTATCTCTTCTCCAAGAGTTATGGAGACCATAATAGTTCCGCCGATTTCAACAGCAGTCGCCTTTAGATCGAGGTTTCTTACCATTTGCTCATTCATAGATATTCCACCATTCTAGATATGTCCGAATGAGATAGGAATTTGCCCATTCGTAATCTGGCTCAGAGGGCACAGTATCTAGCAAATCCTCGATGTCTTTCTCTAGCTGCCCTGTCCTAGTAAACACCGTGTCCAATTCATGCTTCCCACAGCGAACATCGTAGATGAATTTGCGATCCGGTTCGCGCATCGGCAGCGAGATTAGTCGGTTTTCAAGCAGCTCAACACCTTGATAGCCAAGCCTAAGCATATGCATTGCGTACTTAGTGTCGTAACCGTATTTCTCAACTAACTCAGGGCGGTGTATATCCATCTGACCACGCTCGCCAAGCAGGCGTTGTTTTTGCGCAACGAGATAACCAAGAAAAGCCTGACCTGCTCTGCGCGAAATGAATCTCCATGCGTTTCTTTGGAGTTCAATTGCAGGAGGCAGAATCGGATTGGGAGTTGGGTGATAAAGAAGAAGCTGTACTGTAGGATTGCCTTTAAGTGCGAGTCGTACATATTTGCGAAGACTGTAGATAGTACGGTCTGTATCTCCAGCTTCGCTCCTTATTCCTTCAGGCTTAGTACGGAATACGTGCTGTTCGAATTGTTTAAGCCCTATCACGTATTCGGGCGGTTCGATGCAAATCCCCATCTCATCGTGATCGTCCTGTCCAAGCACGTTTAAGCCATGCAAAGTCGAGCCGACTATGCCTAGCATTATGAGATTCTTCTCAGCGATCTTCTTACTCGTCATCTTTGACCTCCTTTACCGCCCACAGGGGGCAAAGAACGTAGTCAACACCCTCGTACCACGGCTTAACAACGTACAGATCGACATACATGAGCGTGGAGTGATAGCCAGATTCGTACTCTGGTCCCCTAGCATACCCCGGTGATGAAACTCCGATTGATTTGCGCTTAATTCCGATGATCCAGCCAAAACCATCTTCGGGCCATACCATGATCGTTTTGTTAACTTTCTCAAGTGAAGTGTACGGTGTCCGCGCTTGCGGCCAATCGAAGAACATATCCTTGACACGATTCCAGTTGTAGCCATCGATCCATACTGGATCACTGTCCGCTTTGACTAACTCGGGGCCAGGCAGCGTACCCTCGACAAGTATCCAGCCCTTGCGCTCGTCCTCGTAGTTAGTTTGCTTCTTGAAGCGAGCAATACCGGCGCGATGATGATAGCTTACTCTCGTACCGATCGGCAGCAATTCGAAGTCTGATCTAAGAGAGAGTTTAAGCTTGGTCTTCATAGTTTGAGATGTTCAAAGATATGCCAAACGAAAGAGCCGTCGTCAACAAGAACCGAGCCTATGTAGTTCTCTCTATCATATCCATCAGGGAGAGGATGACCAGATCCGTAAATAACAATGTGACGCTCCTCCTCTTCAGCCTCGATATCTACAATCGCCCACAGACATAAGATTCCTCGTTGCTCCTGGACCGATAGGACAATTGCGTCTTTAGGCATCCTAACTGCCTGCGCCTGGTCATAGAATAGTGGATATTTGTAAATTGCCCGCACTATTCCTCTCCTTCATCATCGAACAACCGCTTAAACCAGCTTGTCTTTAGATTGGTGAGATCCATCACTCTCTTGTCTACTGTGTGCTTTGCGTTGATGTGTATGATTTCTGCAACTCCCGTCTGACCGGGGCGATAAATGCGACCCACAGCCTGCGCGTTCTTGGCTGGACTCCAGCTTCTATCTAGAAAGACACAATACTGTGCAGTTGCTAAGCTAATCGATTCTCCCCCAAGGTCGATGGTCGAGAGAAAGACTTGATGTTCCTTACGAGGAAAGGTCTCATGCCACTTTTCAAAGCGAGTCTGCTCTGAATCCTTCTGCTCCATGTGGATATAGGAAATGGCCTCTCGTTGCAGCTTGCCGTTCTTATCGTACTGAGCATCAAGTCTCGTCTTCAAAAGTTCAAGAGGATCTCTGAAGTTCGAGAATACAATCATTTGCTGCCGTAGTGACTCTGATGAGTCAACTACGTCCCATTCAAGACCCTCAATTAGTTCCATCACAACATCGAGTTTGCTCGATGGCTCAACGAGTCTAACCTTTTGCACCCGGCGATCCAGCTTCTCGTCGTAATACGTAGCGACAAGCTCAGGAGTCGCCACGGAGATTTGCCGAAGACGCTGAAGCTGCGAGACCACGTTAGGGCTATCGATCCTAAAACCCTTCTGGTCAAGCATCCTAAGCTCAGCGACGATCTCCTTATACATGCGCCGCTGCGGTGGGTTTAGATCAACTTCGTACTCGGTATAGATTGGTTCGGTCACGTTCTTATGTACCTCCTGCATTGTTCTGCGCGGCCCAAGAGACTTTCGGATATCGATGAATTCCTGAACCTTATCCTCTTTGAGCCCGACAATCTTCCAGTATCCAGTCCAATTCTCTTCTTCACAAAAACTGCGGCGGAATCGCCAATATGACGGAAATCTATCGGGGTCTAGGAAGTTAACGAGTGACCACATCTCCGATGGGTTGTTAACAAACCCCGTTCCCGACATAACGTGCCGATTAAGAGCCTCCTTCGCGATTTTCTTCAGGTTGCGTGTCCACTGTACGTCTTTGGATTTCGTCCTATGGGCCTCGTCGAGTAATACGAAGTCCCATACGATCTTCCCAGACTCACTGCCCATTACGAGAATCTCATTCATCGGATACTTGTTCTCGAAGCAATGATAATGCGCTAGCACGATCGTCTTTCTAGTTCTCTGCATTAACTGCGTGATTAAATCGTCAAGATCAGACTCGACTCGAAGGTCATGCAGAATGACCTCTTCGACCTTTCGAGTGCCAACATTGAAGACGTGCCAGTTTTCGTAGTCAAGGCAGGAGGGGATGCAGTCGAAGTATGCCCCTTTTCCAGACTTAGTAGTCACGATTAGGACATTGCCAGGACTATCTGCAAGCTTGCGCTCGATTAACCACAGACCTGTAGACGTTTTATATGTTCCCATCGACCCCCAATTAGCAGAATAATTAAGCTGGTCTAGGAAATCTAGATCATGCCGTTGCCAATCCTGTACGGAAAACTTCTCTGGGGCATCTTTTGTGAATGCCAGTTGCGTCATCACCCTCTCCTCAATCCCAGGTAATACCCCTTCACGAAACCGTCCATCCAACCGCTCATCAGAGTTTGCTTCACCCCCCTTCCACTCATTCCAACCGCATACATTTCTTTCGCACGATCCTCCGCGAAGTCGTACAGTTCATCCTCTGTTATATCAAGCTTCCGCGCCCAATAGCCGAGCGCGTCAATACCTTCGATTTCCATCTCTTCGGCATGCCTCTCGACTTCTGCCTGTATATCATCAAGGATCATTAGTCTAGCCTTGTAGCGCCGCGCTCGTCAATACGTATCACGGGCATGCCTTTCGCTACTAGGCGGCGAGCACGACCAAGCATCTGTTCGATTGATTCCTCGCGTGTGTTGCGAAGATCACCAGGGTCAATACCAAGCGCCTGCGCGCGAGCAACACTAGCTGTATACATCGCTATCTTCATAAAGGAGTAATAGAGAAGACTTTGCTTATCGCCTCCATGATTCTCAAGAGCTTCGTCTACTACTTCCTCGACAAGAGGATGCGAGAGAGCCTTCTCAGCTTCATTAGCAAATGCTTGCTTTTCCTCCGATGTCAAGTCTTCAACCCCATTCTATGCTGTGCAGCGAAGATTTCGGCGGAAACTTCCGCCAAGGCTTTCTTTTGATCCCCGTACTTTTCTCTCAGTGTTCTATAGCGCCTCCTCCATCTACGGCATTCTATTGTGCGAGTACAAAATATCGCCCCATCTGCTGCACCCTTGATCGGATTGCTGCACGCAATACAAATGGGGCGGTTTTCATAATAGATTTGTCGCCTAGCGAAACTTATCCGTGCCCCATAAGATAAGTACATCTCAAGCTCGTCAGCGTGCCTTTGGAGCCAGCGTTCCTCACGGCAAGCAGGGCACAGCTTACGATGGGATTGGTCTTTGATGAACGGTCGAGAACATGCCAGACAACGAGCTTCTGAAGTTCCGCTACATTCAAAGCACCACCCTGTTTCGTCGTCTAGTTCGTCTACGAAGTTCCCACATTGCGGGCACAGTTCATCATTTCGATGAACTTCAGCGGATCGCAATCTCCACTTGCCTAAAACACACGATACAAAAGCCGTATCGACTTACTATGTGACCTTCGGCAAAGCAGTTATATGGCTTGTATGTCTTTTGCTTTTCAAGCATTTGCTTTATATCTGCAATAGGGTCAGAACCAGGCTCGTCCCAACCAATGAATTTCTCAGGGTCTACAACTCCAGGGAGACCAGTCTCGCCCTGATTTGGTAAAGTATCGGTAGGCTGCCGATGACTGTGCAAGTGCGGTTCGGCCATGTCCATATTTATGCCTCTCCCAATAACCCATTTGGAACAACCCAAGATACTGCCCATTTCTTGCGTTCACATTCCATCTAGATTCGCACCATGAAACTTGGAGTGCTTCATAGCAGTAGCGTCCAAAAGTCGAACATATCGTAACTTGAACGCTTCTCTCCTGACTTGCGTTTGATTCCTCTCCTGTTGCTAAAATTAAAGCAAACACGATGGCTAAAGTCGCAAGCCGTCTCAAGCTAAGAGTAAACCTCCTAGTTGATTACATTACCTCCTCATAGAAAAGATGAGGGTACGGGATTGTATTGAAGCTATCTACTGCACGGGGTCACTGGATACAAGGCAGCATAGCCCGTTACGATAGGTTAATCCACAGTAGATAGCTTCAATACAATCCTGTAAAGGGGGGAGAGAGCGGCCCGAGGGGATCGGGGCCGCTCTCTCGGTCAGGGGAGAGGGGAAGCTTCAGCCTATGGTCTGTAGGCGCAATCAGACGAGCTTACGCTCGCTCAGGGCCGCTGTCAAGCTCCCAGGGCCAGCGGCCGTGCTGTAGCTCGTCAATCGCCTTTAGAAGCACGAACCCTGCATCCGTCAGACCACCGAATACGTAGCTACCCTTCTCACCCTGTTCGGAGTGTGCCATCTTGTATCCAGCAAGGTTGAAGGTATAGATCGGTGCGCTCCTATCCTGCCCCCTAAGAATGTTGCCAGGATGTGCCTGCTCATCGGTAAGGATAATAGTACGGTCATGGTCATTGTAGTGCTGGTTGAAGGCTCCCCATGTATCTGTGCCGCCGCCACCAATCCCTCGAATCTTATCGACGGTTTGCAAAATGGAGCGTGCAGGATCAATTGGATAGCTATCAGTCGAAAACGCTACAAGATCGGAGCTTCCACGGTTAGCCTTTGCTAGCGCTGCCCCGAAGACAGCAGCAAGCTCCCACCTATCCACAGTAGACCGCGAAGACATGCGATCATACATCGAGCCAGAAACGTCTACTAGGATGAGCGTTCGACCTTCAAGCTTCGGCACGTTACTTACCGAATGATCGAGCGCATACTCTAATTCTCGGCTCCATAGCAAGGAATCAGTAGCCTTCCATGCGGAATAGAAGCGAATTGGAAACTGTCGAGACTTTGCAACTTCATCAGGATCGCTGATCTTTGCATGAATGTACTCGACCGTTTCCTTCGAGATTCCAGCATCCTCGAAGTTGCGCAGATTGCGCAGAAGCGCCATATATCCCATCTGCGGGATTACGGTTTCCCATGCCTCGGCGTCCATCGGCCCCTGCAACCATCCCGAAAGCGACTCCCACGTCATCCCCTGTGGGATGCCGTGTGTTAGCATCCGGGCTCGTCGCAGTTCGACAGGGATGTCATTCGCAAACTGCCAAGCACGAATAAGCGGTAGATCAAGAGTATTCGTAGATTCGCGCTTGTGCCGCGTATCGAGTAGGTAGCGATATAGAGCAGACTGCTCAGCAGTCAATGGCTTAGGATGCACAAGGTCGATTACATCGCCCATGCGCCATGCGCGAGACTGTCCATCATACTTCAGTGCCGAGCGCTCCGTATACAACCGTTCCACAGCATCAGCGACTCCACGCTTTAGAGGCTGTGGAAAGTTCTTTCCATACTCCTGCGCCCAATACGCAAGGATCTCGGCGGGCTCGTCCGCTCGCGACATTGCGGAATCAACAACCTGACGAGACTTCTCTCCCTTCGCATGCACGTAATGTGCAGCGAGCACGATCGATGCGGAGCGCATCTGCATCGTGTTGCGAAGGTATGGAATGAACTCGCGTACCCATGCAGAATCCTCCGCAACCACGGTATGCGCTAGATCCTTGAACCGCTTGTCGCGCTCACTAGCGGCCTCGTAGAAAGTATCTTCCTTGACCATGTTCGTGACCGCAAGCAGGAAAAGTTCTGTCTTTGCATCACGCTCAAAACCAAGGCCACCTTCATACGTAGTACCCTGTACTCCGGTGGTTCGCATCGGAGAAGTCACGTTAGGGCGCGTCTTTCCTCCCGAGAACTTAGGCATTTATCTACTCCTCTCCTATCTATCAAACAATGCGGCCCAATGTTCGCCTGCTTCGCGGCAGTTCTTACAGCGCCAGTAATGCCATGCACTTTGCAATCTTCGAATCACTATTTCCTCCTCTCCTTGTTACTCTAGCCAATCCAAATCCTGTAGGGCTTTACATTCGCCGCATAGCTTCTTTGGCGCCCATGTATAACTTTCGGGCGCTACCTCTGCTATGTGTCCGCAGGATATACAATAGAAGTGCATCGGTGATCCTGCCGGTAAGCTGGTATCATCAATGGGAGTGGGTTTATTCTCCCTCCTCTGTCTAAGAGCAGCTAGTGCCGCTTCTTTGCCAAGAGTTGTCATAGGCCCATCGACCTTATAGCCCATGCCCTCTCCCTCCTCTTTGTTGTGGCACATACGCCGTTCGGGGGTTCACCGTACCACACATGAACCCTCGCGCTAGAGGCTTACCAACACTTGTGCGTATAGCGAGACTTCGGGCCTTCGATGCTAATGATCTTGTAGCAGAGCGCGCATCTTCCAGTAGTGCGCTCAATACCCAATGCTCGCATATACGCTGCGATCTTCATCGACGTAGACTGATCGCCTTTCCGTGCCATGCAGATCCCTCCCTATTAGGTTGGATTCCGCATGCGATCACCCCTTTCTATAACTTGGAATTAATCAGTCAGAGAACTAGGCGACGAAGGTAACAAGTGCAGTATTTTTTCAACTGCGGGATTTGAACCCTATCGCAACCGGCTTTTTACACCGACTGCTTGCTCCATGAAGTAACCCACATCTACGCACCTGACTGAGTCTCCATCGCGCCCTCAGCTTGTCCGGGGATGTCATACCCACACGCCGACCACTGAGTTGAGAGGGATTTATCGTCCCATGATGGAGACGTTCATTGACGCCGAGAACCAAGCGAAGTAGGCATTTTCCCGTATAGGGAACTTTTGCATTCCCGTAGCATTAAGCCACTCTGCCAACCAGACCGCAATCTGGTATTGGATTCGAACCAATGTACGAAGTATCCCACTTCATCGCACCGGCATCAAATTCTAACGTAGCGAGAACAAGTTGTCGAAGGTCGGTCAGATGTAATCTGATTGTAGGTTTCTCTAACCTACGTGCTGCGGTGAGAAGTAACCCACGAACATCGCATCGCTACGTTACAAACTCAATGATGTACTGACCGAGCCGTTCCCACATCTCAGTTAGACAACGGCTGCTAGAGATGCGAGTATTCGTCGCCAGTACATCATTCAATTTGTCAAGTTCTTGGAGTGTGCTTTGTTTCATCGTGGCGCGAAGGCGCAACCTGTTGCAGGATCTCCCTGCACACCATACGCACACTCCAAACTTTAACTGTGCAGAGGACAAGGCGGAAAAGGTAACGTAAGCGCTCTGCCAACTGAGCTACATGGTGGGCCGGTGCCACACCATGACAGGACTCGAACCTGCGACCTCTCTCACCAATGAGAAGTAACCCATTCCTACGCACCTGCACAGTACGTGCCCCTCAAGGCACTAGGGTCTGAGCTACGCTGCAAAGTATGCCTTTGTGTATACGCAATACTCCGACCATCCTCTCGGTATGGAAGCGCCTAGATAGCGCAGCTCAGATTTGTCAAAGATCAATGCAAACCGAGAACTAGATGAGCAAGGTGTTCGTCCCGATGAAGAAGTAACCCTACTCGGCGCACCGGCCTGCTCTCGGCAGCTTACTCTCTCGCGCGGGGCCTGTCAAGACTGAGCGCTCGTTGTCTGGCTCGGCAACAGCGGTTGCCAGAGCAAAACAGATCCGGCCGCTTATCATACCACGTATGACACTATCGCTGTAGCCTAGTATGAATAGCACTATAGCCCGTTATGGGGATTCCTCCTGAATATCCGGGAAGTTGAGCACCGGGGCCGCAAACTCTCCAAGAGATGCCTCGGCCACAATGTCATACGCAATTGCAGCATCGACTGCGGAGTCATACACCCCAATGCGAGACTCTTGCGCATCCTTGAAGATGCGAGCCTCATAGCGTCCATCATCGGTCTTAGTTACTCCGCGATACATCTCAGGAAAGGGGAGCTAGCTTGCACTCCCCAATCCTGAAACGTCCTACGCGGCCTCAGCCTCAGCCTCAGCTTGCGGAACCTTGACGAGATAGACCCGCTTGTCCTTACCACGGATCTGTAGCTCGTCCTTCGCAACCTTTTTGGCCTCGACTGCACGAGCGATTGCACCCTTCAGGCCCGTCTTGACGGACTGTGCCTCGACTCCCGCGAAGTCCACACCCGTACCACGGATGCCCTCGGTCAGAAACTCGTCGATGAATGCGTCATACGCTCCATGACCACGACCACCGCGCGCCGCGTCGAGTTCCTCCTCGGAAACCGAGACCATTGCGAGCTTAGTCAGTGAACCACGATCAGTTGCCATCTTGTCGTTCTCCTCTCCTAGAGTGTTAGATCCTTCGGATGATGTTGGTGCCTTTCTCGGCCTTGCCATTACCTCTCCTACTTCCGGCCCTTGATTGTCTCTTCCAAATCGGTCAAGCGACGTTCAAACTCCTTCAAGGTGCCTGCCACATACATACCTCCTAGACTCGCGTTGATTGCCTCGACCTGCTTCACGAGAGAGATTATAGGGCCTGGGTTCGAGGTTGTCAAGCCCAATAGCTCGTCCTTCGTCGGCTCCCGCAGAAGGATCACTGTGGAGGGCTTGCCCCTGGCACCCCGATCCTCTAGCACGGCGTAGCTGCCGTCATAGAGTGCCCGAAAGATTTTCGAGTAGTACGTAGATGAGATACCAAGGCCACTGACAAGCTGAGACAGCTTGCCTACATAGACGCGATGATTCTCTTGTTCTACAGAGTCCTCCTGCATAGCCTTGTAAACGGCAAGGATATGGATAGCGAGAGTTTCATTGATTGGAATAGGCATTAAACCTCCCGCATGCTTGATATATAATCGCATTCCTCGAATAAGCGGAGGAGATTCGATACTAGGATTGCTGCTTCCCCAGGAGTTATGAATTTCTTGATGGTTTTCTCATCCTCCCGATGTAGATATATCGGGTAGAGCTTGCGATTGTCAGCCGTATACATTGGCTGCCCCATCCGAATCTCTGCGCGGAGTGACCACTCCTCGTTCATTCTTCCCCCAACCAGCCTACGAGCCAACAGAAGCGGCACATATTTATACCGCTTGGATGCATCCAGACGTGGATAAGAGACTTTCCACGATCATCGAGACATTCTGGATTGTCACATGCGCCAAGTTCAGTTCTAATGCTATAGAACCAGTCTCGATAGGTACGTTCAATCTTTTTAGACTTGCGTGGCTTAGGCTGCGGGGCTTTAAGGACAGCCTCCAATTCCTCTTCAGATAGCTCCTTCATGCTCCTCCTCTAGTACTCTCGACTTGCGCCAAACTAGGTCGTCCTTATGGATTTCCATGACGGGCTTATCACCGGCTAGTATGGTAACTTTCCGCATATCAGTTTCTTCGCCTTCATATTGCTCCCAAACTTCAACGCGAGTACCAGCCGACCAGCTACCGATTGTTTTTCTTAGAAAGTGTGCCATTAATGAAACTCCACCCTTTCCCTCGCTTCGGCTGCTTTGCGCAGCCCATCGATAAATGTCTGTGTCTTTTCTCTATACAGTCCAATATGGCCGCCTCCTTCGTCATCACCGAGCGAAGGCAACAGCTCTTGGAGCCTTAATGCGAGCGGCTCCAGATGCTCCACTTTTAGATAGCCTTCACAATCGTAATGTGCTAGGAGCAACAGCAAGGGGTCAGGCGTACCGTCTATACGAACAGGGATCGCGTCCCAATCACCCTCTAGTTCCTTTGCGCGTACTAGGCCCCAATCGATTAAAGCCGACTCATAGATTAGTAGGTCAGCATCTATTCCTGGTCCTCCTGCACCATGCTTGTAGAGCATATAACCCGCACTTAGAGCTAGTTTGTTCCGCCATCGATTGAATGCCGAATATGCTCCATGCCAACAATCATGCGTCGTATCAAGTCCCACCTAATCCTCCAGGAATCGTTTGATATTCAGATGACCAGCAGGAGCGAAGCTGTCATCCCCTGGCCGATAGTAGACATGATTGTCACCGTAGTACGTAAGTAGGAACTCTTTACCCTGTACTATCACAGACTTGCGACGCTTGCGAATTGCCTCCTGCATGTCCATGACCTGTAGCGGATCTAGAGCGGACGTTCCAAGTCTGCTCTGCCAGCCCTCCCACTTATGGTGCTTTGTAGCCCTATCCACTCAAGCCTCCATCAGCTCATCGATCTTCTCTTCGATTGCTTCGGGGTCTATCTCTAGCCAGTCCATTATCTCTTTTAGCTGGAACTTCACAAAGCCTGAACCGTCCTCATACACATCGAGGATTGCAATGGGAATGTGAATTCCCTTTTCATGCTGAAGCTTCCAAGTAACCAGACTGCTAATGACCTGCTCTCGTAGAGCATGTCTGCGCGCTTTGGTCTTGCGCTCATCACGCTCTTGGCGCAGGAGATTAGCTTCAGCCTCATAGTCTGACCAGAAATCGATCAGATGTCTAGCGGGGACGGTAAGCTCCTGCCCCACTCTGACTCTCGTATGTAGCCCCCGACTGTAGGACCCCTCTATGTTGCCAGGTTCGACAACAGTGACCATAGCATAGGTTCTACGATTGGTGTCCCACGTTGACTTTCGAGTCTCAGATCCTCGAAGTCTAACCTTGGCCGCCCCCAAAGGGGTACGACCCCGAGGGGGGTCTTCGAAGTAGGCGTACAGCTCACCATCGTACAACTGAGCGGCATTCACCAATACCTCCTGTCGTCGCTTCGCCTGTATTCAACTACATCCTCTGCCAGTGGATATCTTAGCTCTTTGATAAGCTCAAGACTTGTCCCGCTTGCGCTTAATTGATCCTCCGATATCCCAAACGCCACTTCGATCCACTCTGCAAATGTATGCGGGAGCCTCGTTCGGTGCCTAGAGACATGAACACGTATAGTCAATTCGAAAAGTCTGAACGGAGATTCCTCGATCATATCAAGCTCCTGGAAAAGCCATGACTATGATGCGCACGTATTGTCCCTCCGCTGGTAGATTGTTGCTTACCCATTCCGCAAGGAACTCTACATCGAATTCGTCCTCACCAATCTGGATGGCATCCTGCTCCTGAACTACCCTGACAAAGCCTTCGATCTCTCCGATTAATACAGATTTAGGCAAGACCCACCATCCTATCTAGACGTTCGAGGACTTCCTTCGGGAGCTTATCAGGACTGCTGTTGCGAAGATGCTCAAGAAGAATCTCTGCATACTTCTCCTTGATCTGATCGTCGCTTACAAGCTCTACTGCGGGAGTAAAGAGAGCGGGCCAAGGACGAGCAGGAATTTCCTCTACTTCGATATCGGCAGGCTTGCCAGGGATCTCCTTATCAGGCAGCAATCCCTTTTCTTCGCTCTCAAGAGGCGGCTGAGGAAATGGGCTTTTAGGAGCAAACTGTGTCTCGGGTGGTGGAGCTATACGAGACTCATCGATTTCACCCCACTTAAGACCATCGATATGATCCATTGTAGCCTCAAGCAGGGTCAGAACCCATACGGAGAGACCTTTCTGGTCTTTATCTAAGATAGAATGAAGCGTTTGCTGACCCGAGCTTTCAGTCTTCCATGCCCGCAGCTTCCGCTTCGGTGCAACGTCCTCAATTGCGATGCGGACAAATTCAGCACGGCTGCCTCTGCCACCGCCCAAGCCTCTTGCGTGCCCCATCTTAGCTATTTGGCGTTCTCTCCCCAACGCTTCCAACTCATCTGACTTTTCATCAAACAGCTTTCGAAGACGCTGGATCACGTAGTTTACTCTTGGTGCGTCTGCTGTTGCGGCCATTATCTCTATTGCCTCCTCTTGTGCTTCTGGTGAATAATGGGTGACATTGGATGCTTCTTTGATCCTGGTAAAGAACTCAGTAGAGTCTTCCAAATCATCGAGAGTTGGAATCCTCTGCCCTGCTGCTGCGGCGGCATCCTGTGCTTTCTTTAAAGCTACAAGATCGATCGCAGGCTTGCCTCGTCTTATGTTACCGCCTTTCTTGTACTTCTTGTATTCTCCTTTTCGTAGCAAGCCCAAACGCCGGAGATGGCGCATAATCATCCAGCGCCAATTCGGATCTGAAGGACTAGAGCTTACTCCAAATAGAAATACCCCCGTTCTAGGATCGCGGACTTTGTAATGTCCTCGACCAGACTCCATTACTGGCTCAAGGCCAAGACTTCGAAGCATGTCGAGAACTTCGTTTACGTCCTTACGAATAGGCATCTACATCACAAGCAACTCCATTAGCATATCCCCAATCTGCTGCCCCCCGCTTTGACCGTACCAGGCGAACCAGCACTCGGTATACCCATGCATTGTGTATTCGCTCCCTTTGTAGCCTTCGAAGACTTGCCCAAGGCACGGTCGCACTATTTCGAGAGCGTGGGCGCATGACTGCGCACCACTTGTAATAGGTTCGAACGCTAACTGCTCGTAGTACCCCCGATAAGAATGTGGATTGGAAAACCCTACGCGGAGGAGTTTATCACCGTTATTTTCGAGGAACTGAATCAGACTGTTCAGACCAAAATAGTGTAGTTCGAAGTCCATCATTTCTCCACTAGTCGTTTGACATTAAACATTGCGTCCTGACCGTCATTTACAGCACGGATGATGTAGTATCCCTGTCCCGGCTCTCCTTGCGACACGTCTTCCACTAGCATTTCGTTGTATGATATCTGCACGACAAAGAGAGTTTTGCGAACTATCGCTCCTTCATTCATAGTTCGACTTCCTCCCATAGCTCGCTAAACGGGAATGCTTCTGGATCGGGGCTGCACTTGTCGAGCCACGCAATCGGATCAAAGCCTTCATCTTCAGCGAACCTTCTAGCAAACGCAAGCGCGATTTCTTCTACGGCACGCCTGCTTGCAAGCTTATCAATTAGATCCGTATCTGTTATAGATGGCTCCACAGAGTAGTTCTCACGTAGAATCTTTGCGACCAGATTCCAGATGTGCGGGGCTGCATAGCTATCCACATGACCTCCTCTCCTGTCGATCTCTTGGGCAGTTGCCCAATGCAAACGCTCAAGATCGCTATCGTCTAGAGTGTGAAAGAACTGTTCAGCTAGCATGGAATCCATGCTCCTCCATAGCAGTCATTGCATGCTCCTTGCTCTGCTTTTTCTCGGTTGCTCATTACTCGACCACAATACGGACATCGAGGAGCTTCGATCTTCTCTCGATTGTCCCACACATCTACTATCCTCTCATAGAACGTTGGATGCTTTGGATCGGAAAGTTCGTATCCTGAATCGTTATCCAAGTTCTTTCCTCCTTCCGGGAAGTCTGACGTTACCGATATCGGCGGAATCCCCCGCCTTGGAACCTGCTTCGTAGGCAACTTCGTCGTAGGAATTCCGATTAAAGCTAAGCGGGCTGAAGGAAATACCCTGTGCATCGACGAAATCATCTACTTTCTTTTCGCGAGCGAGGACGAGTTCTTTACCTCCTGTGGAGGGGTTTCGCCTTTTATGCTGTTCCCTCAGGCGGCGCTCGACTCGTGCAACAAATCCTTCCGTAAACGAAATTCGCCATGTCCGTAGAGACTCGACGTAGTTCTCCTCTACCTCCGCAATTACACAGGCAAGATCCATCTGTAGCAGGAGTGAAGCATACATTGCCTCTACAAATGCAACGTCTGATGGATATCCCGCGATCCTTACGTAGTATGTTCTTCCTCGATAGTCCCTCCCAGTATCCTTCCAGGCTTTGCAGCGATTACAATCGGCTAGTACAGAGAATAGTGAGAACTTCTCCCAGGAGGCATCGCCCTTTATCTCCACCGACTCAATGATCGGCTTCTCAGTCTTCGAAGGATCTAGCTGCCAGAGGGCCTCCTCGGAAATGGCGTAGCGCTCCATAAGCTCTTGAGCTTTTGCATAAAAGAGCGCAGCCTCCTCTTCATAGGGAGTGGATTCAGCCTTTCTAAGTAGGGCTTCAATCTTCTGAAGCATCTAGTCTCCTTAGTGCAACGATTCCTTTTCGATTAAGGACTTCAACGGGAAGCTCCTTTAGGTATGCGACCATTGTGAGGCAGGCTGCGTCCTCCTTAGTGGCCTTGTCGATCTTTACTGCCTTGTGTCTCGTCTCGATGAATTCCTGCATCAGATCGACGTACTCTTGTGGGTTCTTCACTCGGCCCCCTCCTCTACGAACGTACCATCGGGCCATACTATCACAAATGGATAGCCATAGCGACAGTTCCTTGCATACCTGACCGTTGACCATGTGCCTTGCCCACGAGCGGGCTTAGGTTCTGAATGTTCGTTTGGGCAAGCAATTAGATAATCAGTCTCATTTACGATATCCTTGTTCCTCCTGAGTGGAAGTTTGTAATTCCGAGCTTCATCGGAGGCAAAGGTAAAGATATCGAGCTGGTACTTATCCAGTTCCTTAGCAGGGTGGGCAACGATCCAATAGCCAATAGCTCTAGCAATCTCTAGGGCTTGTTCGTCTGCGCCTATGCAGTTTCCATGATGAAATTCACACCCGGTATCAGGTACAAAGAAGTGCGCAAGAATGTCTCTGACTGTCTCTCGCTGGTCAAGAGTCAGCCCCTTGCGCGTGCCGGTGAAGCCTATTTCAGGCATCGACTTTAGCTCTCTTAGACAAGATAAGAGTTATTATATGAAGAAATGGTAGATTAGCATTGCTCCCTTTCAAGAACTCATTGTACTGTACCAATTCTTCATCGGGAAGCTCAGAGAAGTCGGTCACTCCCTGCAACTTGCGCAACTCATCTCGAATGGCAGTTGTAGTCTCAAAGCACTTCTGAATGTGGCCTACAAGTTCCTTCTCTGCCGCTTCACGTAGAGAATTCATTAGCTAGTCTCCATATCTTCGAGGGAACATCTTTTTGTCAAGTTCTTCCGCAAGCTGCATCAATGCCGTACCCCTATAAGGATGCTCTGAGACGACCTTTCCATCTACGATTACTTTGTAGGTTTTTGGCACCCCAGGCTGTTCCTCAATCGCCAGAATCAGCATCGATCCTCTTCTCGTCGTACTTAGATGGGTTTCGATTCCTGCGAATGCGTCTCGCAATCGAACGGATCTTTTTGGGATTCAATTCACGAGCCTCCTCGCGAATCTTCCGATTTCTCCGAGCCTTACTCATCCTTAGAAACTCCTACGAGAATTGGGTCGGTGCAGATCCATTCCACAATTTCCTCATCATAGGCTTCGGTCGTTTGCGCAGGGATATGCCTCTTGCCCTTTACGACGCGCTTGCAAACAGTCTCGCGAGGAACAGAGAACCGAAGCTTTACAAACTCGCCGAAGTTGCGAGTAAGCGTAAAGTTGTATTCGAACTCCTTTTCTGCACGGCCCAATGTAATAGCGGCACGTTGCAACTCTTGTCGCTGTGTACGCGGATGCCGACTAGAGGAATAGTTCTGGTAGATGTACTCTTCAAGTGCTAGGTATGGAGTATCAATAGGCAGTTCCAAACCTTTCTCTTCGATGAAATCTGCGAGTGCTCGCAAACCTTCGACCAGTTCATCACGATGCTTGTACTTCATCTCTGACTAGCTCCTTTGCGATATCTTCGAATAGGGCCGCGAGTGCAAATGCATCTCCGATTGTGCTCTCACGAATGTCGAACTTCTCAGCGATATAGCTCCAATGAGCAAAACCTCCAAGTCGGAAAAGATAGCAACCGTGATTCATCCAACTAACATACGCCCATGTACTCCCCTCTTGGATCATCGACTTGCTAATTCCAGTCATACCTTCGGGAAAACCGAAGTTAGAGATTACTGCTTCTCCCCCCGGTCTATCAGTCGGAAGCTCGACTAGCAAATCAGGATGAACCACTACAGGCGTGAATACGAGCGTGTAGTTGGTGCCGTTCTGTGGTGCATAGCCGATTACGCAGGACTCACCTTGCCTCAACTTTCTTGCTACAAACCACGGATAATCGCCTGTAACCAGAGTTTCCCTGTACTCCTCATAGGTCATTTCAATCCCCAGACCTGGCGAGCGAAATTGTAAGACCAAGGCCAACTACCGATTTCTATGAACATCGCGGGAAGGCACAACACGATGTCAAGGATCATAAATCCTAAGATCACAGGAATTGCTGCAAGATATTTCATGCGCCCATCCTCCTTTCGGCCGCCATTTCCGCATACATATCTGCGATTTCACGAGCATTCTCTTCTGAGAGGAAATCTTTATCGGTTAGGCCACGCAAATCTGGTCTGCCACATTCGGTGCAGAGACCACGCTCGTCCATGTTCTTTTCCATCGCTAGTTTGACCGCCGCAACGTCGTCATCGTCGTAGATATTCTCTGCTAGCCAATCACCTGTAAATACAAGAGGCTCTTGATATTGCCTGCCTCCACCGTCCCATCTGTGATAGAGATCCCAAAGTGCGTCGTCATACTCCTCGATGCCTTCGAGTTGTCCGCAACCTAGACAGGGGATCATCAATCTATCCTTCCCTCGTACTTTGTATATTCATGTAGTCTAAGCAAGCCTAACGCAGTACGCCATTCTGCCACAGCGTCCCTCAGCTTCCGTTCGGTTTCGTTACTCGATTCCCAACACCATTCGTCCGCGGTCACGCATACAGCTAACTTCGCCTTCTCAAAGCGATCCAAATAACATAGCCAACGTCCTCATTCTCCTTGTCCGCAAACGGAGCAGATTTTCATTTCCATCCTGCCGCCTCCATTAGTTTAGCCTCCACTTCATTTCATAAACCTCCGCATGACATTCTTACCCACTACACCGGCAAGGTATGGTTGATCGCCGCATTTGTAGGCAAGAAGCTCGTCGGTTTCCTCACCCGTCTTAGCATTCGTGCCCCCAAACACGATATGACTGCCCCCGCAGTTCGGGCACAGAATTGCATCGCCAATCTTGAGCGGGGGCGATTCGTTCAACTCATCGTTACCGATTGCAAAGTAACTACTCATCATCTACTCCGAAGATTTCGTCTTGGCAGTTCTGGCACAGACCTGAGATTGTGTATTCCTTTTCCGAAAGTCTATCGCGGAAACCTTCTACTGGCTTACCGCATCCGATAGGCGGTGGTACACAGTTGCCTCCTGTGATTGCAGTTGTACGTCCGAAGTTCTCTTCGAGGAACTTCCCCCACTGTGGACTCTTTTCACTAGGCTCCACGAGGTTCCTCCTCGACAGATCGCAGGAAGTTTACATGCCTGGCTCCTTCAATGCAAGAATGATAGTCATTACAGTAACGCACGTTTTGCGTAAAGGGTAAATCTCCAATGTATCGAATGCTGGAATACACGGAGATTTTATTGTCAGGGCGTTCCTTTCCGCAGACATGGCAAGTCCAGGTGTCATTATTCATCAGGCGTGAACCTCCACGCGTTACGGTCGGTAACAAATTCTGCCCATCCTTCTGTGCCCAAAAGCACGTACCTGTCGCACCAAATTGGGCGGGTAGTGCGTCCATCCTCTAAGCGGATGACAGGCTCATCAGGATCGCCATGTGGGTCTACCTCATGGGTGACTACTGCACGCTGCTTCTCAGACATTGATAGTCCTTCCTTCCATATAGTTGAGACAATCTACGATATGCCGCGCGTCTCGCTCTTTCTGTAGAACCGTGTCGTCGAGTTGATCGAATTCCTTTGAGGTTCTATGAACGATAATTGCATATTCCTCAAACCCGTCCTGAATCTCAATCCAGAACTTTCCAGGCTCAGGAGGTTCGCAATCTTCCGCACCGTCGAACCAACCTATCCATCTGAATCTAGCCATCATTCCTTTCCATTCAGCATCGAGATTTGCTTGCCGACTTCAAGTAGTGCATACGCGATCGCTTCCATTACCCAGAGCATCGCAACGTCCTCGGTAGCTCCCTGGATTTTCAACTCCCTTCGCGATTGTAAGAGTGCAACAGCTTCCGTCGCAAAGTCAGTCATTTAAAACTCCCCCGACAATACGGTTGACAGAGGAATAGGATTTCCAGCTTTGTCCATCTGGATTAGCTCGAATTCCTTTTCCTCAGTCCACCGTGAACGTGAGCGGAGGTATGCAATCGCGCTTGCGGTTTGATCGGAGACTCCAAACTTAGCAGCGATCTCTCGCTCGTATGAGGCCATCGCCTCGTTCGCTTCATCCGTAAGGCGCTCGAATTCCTCCTCGGAGACCTTTTCTCCATTGAAGTAGAGTTCGGGCTGCATTATTCCTCCTCTTCGTAGACGGTTATATCTTGGCCCTTGTAGAAGAATTTGCCACAAACGAAGCACAGGAATGGATAGGGCATTTGCTTTAGGTGTTCATGCGCTGAGTTGCAGTCCCAACAACTGCGGAATGCAATATCAGGGAGAAACTTCTCTGCTTCGTCGCGGAGTTCTTCAATCGTTGGCATTTTATCGCTTCACTTCTGCAATGATATGCCACTGCATGTTGGAGTCGTAATATTCATCTTCCCGGATGCTCCCCTCGACGGTTGTAAAACGCCATCGACCTTCCAATGCGAGCACCGAGTTTGCCAGTGCATGTGCGTTTTGAATTACATCGCTAGGATGCCCCTTCATGCGGATAGTTAGGATTTTATCATCCCCCGAATACTCGATGCTATCGAAGTTCACCTTTCTACTCCTTTCCCGTTCACGTAGTCGAGATATGCCTGGACATGATCTGGAAAACCTAGTCGCAATCGTGCGCGATTCTCAAAATCCGCATCGGAAATGAGCCGCAGCAACTTTGCGCTAAACCAAGTGCCTCGCCCTACGAGAATCTCGGCCATATGAGCACGGTCATAGTCTGAGAGCCTAACTGCCATCAATGTATCCTTTCAATAGGCGTAGCTCCCAGGCTAGGAGTATTGGACCGATAGTCAGGTCTAGCACTATCAGCGCAAGAGCTAGATAGAGGTATCGTCTTGTGCGTTTACTTAGGAGCCAGACTATCAATGCAAGCCTCCTTTGTCACAGCCAAGTCCTCGCTTCCTCTGTAGCGTCTCGCGCCATATTGAGGGACTTTAGAGCGGCGTCAACTTCGAAACTTTGGGGCCAGTTTTCAATTGATCTCCTTACAAGATCAAGAATGTCCTCAGCCTCCCTAAGATAATCTCTTGCTTGCTCGATTGTCATCTAACCCCCGCTCGCTAGAAGATATAGTGCGATTACGACGCCTACTATGATGAACGCGGAGATCATTTCGACGGTCATGCGAGGAACGCGAATGGTCCAATCGCCTCTTGATACTGACGTTCAAGTTCTGAATTAGGCCAAACGTGATAAACGTGCTCACTTTCGAGCGTTTCGCATTCCCCACACTCATAGATCGCCTCAATTGCTAGCAGCTCTCTCGCACGTTGCTCGGTAATCGTGCTGTCTATTCCATTGTCAATAATCGCGTGATTCATTACGACATGCCCCCTAGAATTTCTGCGATGTCAGTAGGCTCCTGATTGATGAGGATGTCTTTCGCAAGAGCTTCTGCTGATTCCTTCGCTTCCTCCTTCACGTAGTCGATGTCTCCGATGTATCCTCCACAGGACTCAATCATCTCACCTTCGCTATCGCGAACGCACCACCAGTAGACCTCACCGCAAAGCCACTCGTCATAGACCTTTACCTCCTGACGCAAAGCTCCTTCGATCACGCTTTCATCAGGCAGCGGTTGATCCATAGGAAAGCACTCGATTATTCTCTCGGTGGTTGTGTAGATAAACCCAACCGTCGTAGTATCCCATCCCTGGGAATCGAATGGATATCGATGACCGACAAACATCGTGATACCAGAGTGATCGTAGATCGATAGCGGCAAAACGACAACTGCCTTCTCTACGAGTGTAAGGTATCTACTCAGAACTTCCATCGATTCGAAATCATCCCTGTGGAAGCGTTCCTTTACGCCACCCCGACCGTCTGGATTCGTGAATTGCTTATCCCCGAGGATATAGTCAGGGTGCCAGCAGAGCATGATGCCGAGATTGTCATTGTCGCGAGGATTGCAAAACTCGCCATCCTCTTCCCAATGAATCTCGCACGTTAGTCCAGCGTGCTCGAATTCCTCAATCTTGGTGTCCACTCAACCCACCGTCCTCTTTGAGTCCTTATGCTTTCGGAATTCCTCGCTGATATTTACCCCTATCACCGAGAACTTCTGCCCCCGTAGTGTAGCACCGATGGTAGCAGCGACCTTCGTAATGTCCCGATGCGTTAGGCTCCCCCCTTCGTACTGCTCTGCCATGTCATAGAGATCGCTCTGCATCTTGCGTAACTTGTCGCCATCTTTCTTGGTCACGCTCTTTCCCCTTCAAATAGATCGACCACAACTGCTTTCTCGTGGACCTCTGTGTAGACGTGATCTACGTGATAGCATCTCCCTTCACGGTAGAGATGGAGCACATACATCTCTAGGTCTTTGAGGGCCACTTGATTTCCGTCGAGAATCTCCACGTTCAGTTCGTCAACAATCAACTGCCGGAGATTCATGCTCAATGACCCCACTGTACGTAGCTGCCACATTGGGCGCATACGGCTTCGGTTTCTTCTTCAGCGTCTCGCAGTAGCTCGCGGTTTACACCGATTGTGCCGTCAGCCCACCGATTCGTAGCACAACCCTCGCGATCTACAAGCACACCGATTTCTACGCCCAGGGGGTAAACCTCAAACTCGTTGTGTTCTTTAGAGTTTGGGCATCTAAACATCGCTTTCCTCTACTGACCACGTTTCCGTATCGAGAGTAGACACGTGCTCTAGACTATTGTTGAGATATTCTCCGTCACCTTCTCGCACCCTCTCGATTGCCTGCTTAGGAGATTCAGCTTCGATTAAAACTCTCTGGCTCCATTGCTCCATCACACTTACGAGGTAAAATCTCATTGGCATGGCACCCTCAATTCGTGTGCATCGAGAGCTTCCGTCCCTCGCACGACTTCCGCGATCTCTTTCGCGATTGGCGCATTGAATGTCACGTATGTAGCCTCCCGCCCTGATTCATCCCAACTTGCGAGGGAGTAGAACTCGGATTCAGGATCGCAGACGAGATCACAAATGTCGTCTACCTTGTCTTGAAACTTCATGTGATAGTCGCATTTCCCATAAGGTAAGAGATTACAAATTACGCAAGTCATGTGCATCCTCCGCTTCATAAGGATACCACTGGTCTGCATCTTCTAGTAGCTCAGTACGTTCCTGCCTAGTAAGATCATCAGGAGTCTCAATTGCTGCGATCAAGCGAGCAAAGAGATCCTTCGGGATTCTCACCATGTTTGCGTATTCAATCATATTACCTCTTTCCGACCATGCGAATGAGTATCCTCTGCCAGAGAGGGACACAATCACACACGTTTGGGTCGTGACATGCGCAGCGAATCTCTCTATGCCAATCGAGGGAATTTTCGCAGCCGCAATTACACGCACATATCTTTCTCATGCTGTGAATGCGAAGCCGACACCTTCGATCAGAGTACCGATCATTCGCCTCCCATTAGAAGGCGCAATAGAACCGCCGGTTGTCCAAACCTCGAAGCAATCGCGGCCTTCGTCATCGACGTAGCCAATGACCTCGACACCTGCATTCCAGCCGCGAGTATGAGACCAGATACCAGATTCTTTACTACCCACGCGTGAAGCATCGCCTCGACTGCCTACGATCTTCGCGTAGAACTGTGCCATTACTTTGCCTTTCTTCCGAGGCGAAGCCTTGAGGCGCACTCGTCACAAAGCTCGCCACTTCTACGCTGCTTACCACTGACCGCAGTTACTTTCCAAATATCCTTTTGCGCTATTCCAGACTTCCCGCATGAATCGCAGGAGTAGACAAGTTCCCTAGCCATTTCTCATTCCTCCTCTCCGAAGATAAGCTCGACGGCTTCGCGCCAGTCCTCGCTTATGAGATTATCCATTGTCTTTCGAAATGAGCGTTTCTTTGCAGGATCGTAGTTCTCGATGTCATCGCGGACTAGCACAAAGACGTATACGCAATCTTCGTGATCCCACAGTTCGCTAGATAGTTCGAGCGCAGATTTCATTTAGGTCCCCATCTGCATCATCTCGATGTCATCGTCTGAATAGATTGGATCGTCGTAGCGCGTATCGAGAGCGGGGATTCCGATGGTGTCGTCTCCATTCGGTCCAGCCCAAGGATTCCATCGTGCTCCGAGACTACAATAGCCCACACGTCTGTAATAAGCACGCTCCCATTCATCGAGGTTGTGGAACTGTTCGGTGCAGACAAAGTGCGCTTCGAGCATTACCTCATACGTATCTGAGGATGCTTCCGCTTCCTCTTTCGTTGCGTAGCGCTTTGCCCAAAACGTTGTACCGTCGCAGTCTGTCTCTGACTGCAAAGCCGTGTAGTTCATTCTCCCCACCGCCTCATTTCTGCGGTTAGTTCATCAACATCATTCATCGTTACAACGGCCTGAACCGAAGTATGGTAATCGTGGGAGATGCTCTTGTCGAATTGGGAAGCGTCTTCCCACGAACCAACAAAGACGCAATCGGGCCAGTCCGTCTTTGTATCGACTAGAACAACGTAAAGATCAGCCTCCGATTGCATTTATCTATTCCCCTCCGCTCACTAGGAGATCGTCATACTCTTCCTGCGACTGCCTGAATGCCTTTATAGCTTCCTCCTCTGTATCGTGGGTTTCGACATAATGGAAGCCTTGGCCGTCTGTCCAGACGATCCAGCGGTGGACACGGTAGAAGTGTCCGAACGTATCGGTGTCACCGTCTTGGTCATCGGCGCATCCATTCATGTAGAACGCTTCGAGCGCATCTACTAATGCGAATGGTGCTTCATTCTCTGCTCCAAACGCCTTACGCGCCTGAGCGATGATCTCATCTTCGCTTAGCGCATTTCGCAGCTTGCTCACTACTCCTCCAATCAGCCGGGTAATCGAGAGGGATCGTATTCAGGCGGCTTATTTGCAAATCCTTACCCCTTTCCCAATCCTTACGCAATTTGAGTAGGTGCTCCGCGTACTCGGTGGCGTCCTCATACCAAGAGAACAGCCCATAGACCTCCACGATCCCCGGAAAATCCGACTCATTTTCAATCTGGACTACAACGTACACCTTTTAGACCTCCAACTTTAGGACTGTTGGTATTCCTCCGAACTTCGCTCCAGTATCTATGCAAAGCGCATTTCCTTTCTGTCGCAGGACTCCGGGGGTATGCCCAACTATCTGCGGGAATTCTGTCGGCTCGAACTCCCTATCGAAGTCGCACCATAGCACTCCACCGACCTTCGCATCCCCAAACCTTACACGACCGCAATCGCGAAAGAGATAGTGCGCGAAGTTCTTTTCCTTCCACTCATGCTGTAACTTGTCATTCACGAGCAGAGGCGTAGTTCCCGTCCCAAAGTTCAACTGCGACTGTGAGATTCCAGCGTGCGTGACGAGCCAGCTATCGTCTTCACAATACGATGAAGTGAGCAGCCCATTAGCATAGTGCGCCCAGAGAGTCTGGGAAATGTCGAAGTTGAAACGGAATCCCGAGAACGTGTTTTCAGGATCGAAGTAAGGAATCTCGTGGTTGCCGACTAGCATAAGGTCGATTTCTTTTCCGACCATATCGAGGCAACGGAGATCATCCTCGCGCGATCCATAGACGCAGTTTGCCAAGTCTCCGATCTGCACGATGAATGCATTAGGATCTTTTACTCCGTGGTTATCGAACAAACCAGCGGAAAAAAGAGCCTTCCGCAAGCCCTCGTAGTTTCCATGCACGTCGGAGACAATGTAGATGTCTTTCACTTTTCACCTCCTTTCCATTGGACTTGACTCAAGAATGCGGAGCCCGTAATAAAGGTCATTCTCCGCAAACGTCAACCTAGCCCTTCAGTTCACGATAAGCTTCCTCTCCGCCATCGTCACGCCAATGCCCATAACGAACGAGGCGTACTACGCGGCGGAAGTAATACCGGACATTCGCCTTTATAGTAAACCACATTTCCTTTCACCTCCTCTCCTTAGTTTGACACTGAATAGGCCGGGAGGGATTCGAACCCTCACTTATCGGATGCCTCTACCAGTTGGGCTACCGGCCCTAGCATTACTCTCCGAATAGTTCGTGAATCCTGGTGGCTATAGCTCGTGTTCACATCCATAACAAACTAGCTGTTGGTCTTCGGGTTCACCGACTTCTTCCATCGGTGCCCAAACGAGAGGGTGCTCGCCATTACGGAATTCGCGACCACAATGATTGCAGCGTAGTTGTGTATATGGCATCGGCTGGAGTTTCGCAGCGGACTTGATTCTCACGCTTCGGCCTGTAGTGAGATTGATACCCCACCACCCTCCGTATGAGCATACTGAACTGATACGCACACTCGTAAGCTTGTTGGAAATCTTTGCGGTATAGAGCGCGCCGATCTGTACGTCTTTCTTTAGCACTAGAGAACTCCTTTCTCGATTAGCTTGGCTTCGAGATCCTCGAAGAGTCCTCTTTCTAGGTTCTCGATATTATCAACCTTGTGTTGAAGCTCTTGGATGCGGTTAGTTGCTTCGGTCATCCATTTGAGCAGAGTCGTTTTGCGTAGATCGTCACCTTCTGCCCAACCATAATCATCGAGCAGTTCCGAGATTTTGTCCATCATTCCTCCTAAGTAACTACTATGCGATTCTGTGTTCTGCCTTAGTAGAAAGGACGACGCGGAAGCTTCGCGAGACTTCTCAGAGAGGGATCTACAATCCTCGTATGGCGTTCTAGAGCGACGTAGACGTAATACATCTGCCTCCCTAGGTTTGCTTCGTTCGTAGAGCGATATGCTTCTGTCTCTTCGATCTCGACAGCGAGCATCCGAACCCACATCGCCCACCAATTTCTCTGGTCGAGCGTAAGACCCAAACCATGAGAATGTCGCTCACAATCATCGCACTCATCGAAGAGGATCGCCTCTGTATCGTCGTTATACTCATCCGAAGAATCAGGATGGTATCTATGAGACATTTCTCGCCTCCCGTTTCAATAAGTCAGCGCGTCCTTGCAATTGAGGATTTTATTGCGCCAATCCTCTAGTTCTGAAATCTCGATCTCGACTGCGGAGACTTCGTAAGTACCGTCCTCTCCTTTCTCAGCTACAAGCAACGACTCGATAAAGAGGCTTACTTCGGTCAATTGCGAACGAACAGTTGCACGAAGTTCTCGGTCGTCCATTCTTTACACACCTGCTTTCTCGAAGTCTTCGCGAGTGTATTCCCACTCGCGGATCATTCGCTCTTGTTCGGCTGGATCGTCGCACTTGCAGGTTCCGTCTGCGCGATAGTGCGAAGTGTCCATGATGTAGAAGGGGCAACCGAGGAACGTTGACTGTTTGATCTGATACGCATGAACATCATGGCGCAGGCTCAAGTCAATGAGCCAACCTCCGTTAGCGCAGTTACAGACTTCGCGCGCCTGCATTGGAGCAAACGCGGCGCCCACTTGCTTGTAGCCAGTCATCTCGTAGTTTTCGAGGAAGTCATCACGACCTTTGTAGTCCGACCACATCGTCTTGATTCGTGCGGCAGGATTTCTCTCGAATACTGCGAGCATGAAATCGCGATGACCGTGCCAGCAGACAGCATGCACCCTTCGATCAGGATGGAAACCCGATGCACTCGTGCGCTGGTACTTATGGTCACCGTCGATCTTCTGTCCGGTAGGTCGGAGTGTAAAGCGTAGCGCGCGACCCTCTGTGCGAAGCTCGTGCAACTTCACTCCGATTCCTTCTGCGCACTCGATAAGCTGCGTTTCAGTTACTCCCCAAACTTTCATGTCTACCCTCCTTTCTATAGATAGGGAAGTTCTGCGATGTAGCTTGCGCCGTTGTCGAGAAGCCAATCCTCGAAGTCACGGGCAATCTGCTTTCTGTCTCGCATCGTAAGAGTGTCCGTTTCCCAATCGAAATCATGCACTTGCATGCAATCGACCGGGTTGCGTTGAGCACCTTCGATGTAGATATCTCCGAGTCGGAGATCCCACGCGAATTTTAGCGTAAACCTCACGCCTCCCCACGTTCGGACAACCTTATTCGCTCGTGTGGTTTCTTTCCCTCTCATCTGTAGATTACCTCGTACTCCTTGTCGATGCGGATAATTTCGTCATCCTCGGCCAAATATGAAACCTGACCATCGGCGGAAATCTCACGCGCTTGATCTTCCGCATGTCCAAAGTCGTCCGCATCGAAGATCATCGACCAACGGTTTCCGGTCTGCTTGTCCCGAATAATTACCTCGTACTTGTCCATTTATCCTCGTTTCTTTAGACGTGGCAATGTCCAGCGTCGATTAGGGTTTGTGCTGTGCGACCGTAGAAACCCTGCAATTGCCACACTGTGCCAGTGTCGATTAGGTGTTGGAAACCTTCGATCAACTCATCGTCTGAAAGCTCTCCGCTCTCAAAGTCGATGATGAATCCAACAACATCGAACTGCCCATTATGCGCACGTGACCATGCGCCGAATGGATCTTGTGCGTCTAGTAGCACTATTCCTCCTCCCTTGCTAGTACGTCGTATTGCATTGCAAAGACGTTACTGCCTCCGCATAGCACGAGTACGATTTCTCCATACTCGTCTGCAAGTTCGCGGATCTGAGCTTCGCATTCGTCGTTTGAAGTTCCAGGCGGTGTGTCGTTCCAATCACCGCAGTTGCAACCTTCACCTACCTTTCTCCATCCGTCGAGCGGTTCGACTTCATTGTAACCTCGCCAACCGTCGATTGAGTGATAGCCAACCCGTCCGATTTCTTCGCCGGTATCGGGGTGGATAACTACTTCCGGTATCTCTTCGCCGCCATAATGTGCATTGGCAACATCGGGGATCACAGTCAGACCACGAATGTCCATTTACTTATGGCTCCGCGCTTCAACGTACAAACCGATGTTGAATTCGAACCATTTGTTTTCCACGTCTTACCTCAGCTTTGCGAGTAGTTCGGCTGCTTTTGCTTCGAGTGCTCGCGCCTCATGCTTTTCGGCCGGGTTCAGACGCTCATTTCGACCCTGAGCATGCTGGAGGTTCCGATAGCGTTCGAGTGCGTCTCGAATGGTGTCAAGCTCGGAAACTGAAAGCTTGAGTGTTACGGTTGCTTCCATTTCATTCCTCCTTCCTAGGTGTAGATAGTCGCATTTCCATTAGAGAGTGAGATTTCTGCGCGAGATTGCCCATCCCACTTAATCTCAATCTCTTCAACGACAGAGGTATCGTCATCCTCCGCCATCACTTCGACGACGAGAGTATCTTTTGGAAAGAGCCGAACGGTAGTTGCTTCTCCACCGACATGCTCAAATTCCCTCGTCTTTACAATCTTGAGGGCCATTTTCCTCCTTCCCCACGTTGTGACGATTGGGATTTCAAGCTGTAGTTGCATCCTTCTCTACTTCTCTGCGGTTGTCGAACGCTATGATTGCAGCTTCTTGAACGGTTGTAGCACCGACGCACCAGTACAGCGTTTTGCGCCATTCATCAAGTGCTTCGGTGTTTCCTTCACCGTTCAGCGCGTACTCTGCGAGTGCTTCGATTGCGTAGTTCATCGTCTCGCCAGTCCATGACGTGTCGATGAACGCGCCACAATCCGAACAGTGGTCGGGAGAATCTCCGGCTTCATCCGTATAGAACAACGGATGAATCGGATTGTTCTCTGAATCCGTTGCGACTTCGTTCTCGACTAGTTCCTCCCAGGAATATTCGGGCTCGTCGTTGATTGATAAGCTCTCGACATATTCCTTCGTGCAATCTGGACAGTGAGTGTCCGCGTCATACGTATAACCTACGACTTTCATGTCTACCCTCCTTTCTTTGTGCGTAGATTGGCAACTCATTGTGAGTTACACAAATGCGCCGCCGAGGATTTGAACCTCGTCCTGTAGGGTTACAGCCTAGTATGCTCCCGTTACACCAGCGGCGCATAAAGTTTTACGATGCGTAGTTGCGGTCGTAATAGATGTGCCAAAGATGCTGGAAATCTCCAGCCTCAATGTCTTTCGCGATCCGTTCACACCACGTAGCGAACGCTTTTCCGAGAAGTTCTCCGGCGCGGTCGATAGGATCGTGGTTAGGATTGTTGTACCAAACCTCCGCAAGATGCCCAACCGGGTCGTCCATCATGCCTCCTTCGTGAGCAGTTCGCAGTTTCCTTCGCGGTCGAAATCCGCGCCGGTTATTGCATCGTAAGAGTAAAGTCCGTGCTTCAATGGAATGCGTATGCGGGATGCATCACGCTTCCAAAGTTTGACCATTCCGTTCACTTTCCACCGTTTGTTCTGACGGTCGATGAGGATATCCCCGCGTTGGAGATTCTTTGCTTCATTGAGCGTTAGCATGCCTCCTCGACTTTCACGCACTCGTTGTAATCGTAGCTATAGATGTAGGGATCTTCGGCATGGATGTAGTCTGGAAATCCGCCGCTATAGACCACTTCGCGACAGATTGCTAGTTTCGCCCCCTGATTTCTTTCTCCGACGTAGAAATCTCCGGGTTCGATTTCTCCTTCGATCATGCGAAGACTGATCCCATCGACTTCTACGATCTCACCCGCTCGAAGCTTCTTGAGCGTGGAGTAGTCTCGCATCCTTCCTCGCTTTCGCTGCCATCTTGCGGATTGCTTTCTTTGACAAACCTATGGGCCGGTTTGTCTTACGTTGATGCTTCATGCGTGCCTTCCGATGTATGCGCGTATTGCATCGCGCAACTCTTCGTCGGTTGTGTAGAACATCGAGGACATAGTGGCACCCTCCTCAGTAACCGCGTTCTCAATCAACTGTGTAATGCGCTGATTGAAAAACTCTGCGGTCTGTACGATCATCTTTCCGAGTTCGATCTTCTCGGACATTTCCATCATCGGCTCCTAATGCTGTTGAGTCGGGAGCGAAGTTGATCCGGCCCCCAATAGGTTGCGAAACCTGGGCATCTTTGTCCGTCGCCGTGAAGGATAATACTGTCGATGCAGTAATCGAAACCGCGTGCTGCTACGTCGACTATGACCTCATCAGCTTCGATCTCTGTGAAGCCGAGTTTGTAGAGCACGCTGCGAAGAGACACGGAATGGTAATCCGTCTCTTCGAGCAATCGACAATGCGATATGCACTGTTGCAATCGCACCGTCAATCTGTTCGAGCGTCATACGCTTACCTCCTCTCTGCGAACGCCTCGCGTTCCTGCCGATTGTAGAAGAATCCCGCTCGTTTTCCAAACGGGCACTTTCCGTTTGCTGCGAAGGCAATCACTTGCGGGTGCAACGTTACTTAGGCGATAATGAGAGCCGTTCTCGTGAACGCATTGTAAAGGAAGTCTAAAGAACGGCCCGCATGGATAAAGGGTTTGCGGTCGGTCGTTTTCAACTAGGCAACGAGGTTTCCGTTTGCCTACGTGAAAGCGGCCGTTTTGCAGGTAGAAACTAATTGGAAAACTATGCCGTGACTTTAGTCAATTGTTGCGAAACTCAGATTGCCTCTACAGTACGTAGTAGTAGTTAGTAGTAGTAGTTGTTAGTTAGTTACTTAGAGGAAAGGGGAGGTTAGCAGGAGAAACGCGGATCGGGTTTCCTCCGAGCTTCGAGGCTAAGTAACAAACCGTAAATCTGTTACGTGATCGGCCGAGAGAATCACGTTATACTATGACACCCCCTATCGAGAGGAGAATGGATAATGCTGCAACAGTCCGATTACGAGGGATTTTACGTTATATGGCTTGATGAAGAAGGAGAAGAGATAACCGAGGAATGGTTGGACAGGGCTACGCTCGAAACTGCGCTTAAAACAATAGCCCTGCGCGTTCGGCAATCTCCCTCAAAATGCCCACAAAATATCGCAGGCTTTTACATCGAACGCGCATTTCACTGGAGACAGCGAAAAGGCTTGACAAAGGCTAGAGACTCCGAACTTGACAAACAGGTAAAAGAAACCATAGCCAAATACGGAAAACCACCAGATGAATAGCCCTCGCTATTCATAAAGATCAGGAAACATAGCGATACACCGAATCTCATGCCTAGGCAACTCGATGTATCACTAAACTTCCTGCGTGATTCAACAGAAAGCTTTGCGAAGGTTGCCATCCATCGGCTCAGATTGCAGTTTCTTGACTTCGAGAGCCTTCGCAAACGCTTCGATCATGCTTCCGTTTGCGGTCGGCAACTTCGAAGCGTTGAAGATTGCCGCTTCGAGCTTCCCTTCGTCTTGGATTGGCTCGAAAAGATGCATCATTCCTCCTTTTCCTTATGGGGGCAGTAACGGTACGGATGCGGCCCGCCGCAAAGAATGCAACGGAACATATCGAGCAGTTTTTGCATCATCCCTCCTTACCGCTCGACTTCGAGGACGTACAACTTCGGAGTGTAGTGCCTGTAGTCGTTCGCTAGACCGCGATCAGGAATGTCTCGTCCCTCGACGGTATAGCGCGGATCGAGCAGCGAACCATGCGCCGTTCGCGAAAACGTGCGGAGTCCAATTCTCTTGCACTCCTTCTGTACGGCGCGCTTGTTCGCAAGATTTGTGAAGTTCGCATATCGCTGGTCATAGCTAAGCGCCAGCGCAATATCTGCGACCTCCTCTTGCGTGAGCGTCACTTCGTCCATTGTGGCGTCCTTTCTACTAGTAGGCCCGTCCATTCCGCAAGACTGTAACGGGTAGTGCATCGATGTCGCACTGGACACTTACTGCGAAGAACGTCTCGTCCTTCACACGTTCGAGCAGGCTCTCATACGCTTCATGCGTAATGAGACCCTGCATTGCAAGCTCGTCGAGCGTGTGCTTTTTCCGCTCGAACTCCGACTGCAACTCCTGCGTTGTCATCTTACTCACCCCCTTTCGTAAAAATTTCGGTTTTGGATCGCAGCCAAACAAAAAGAGCGTTTCCGCTCTCTTTGTATTGCCGCGCGAAGAATCCATGCGCGAGAAGTTTTCTATCGCAACGATGCGGGGTCTACGTAGTACGTCACCATGTGTGCTAGTTCTCCGTTCGGTGCTACGACCGCGAGAGTCTTACGCGTTCGCGGAAACTTGCGCGGCAATCGTGGCGCCGACGCGGATATTGCAATCCGCTCCATTCCCGGCGAACGTCCACGTTCACCTGATACGTAGCGCGCGGTATCTAACGCCGCTTGCGTTTCGGTGCGGCGCAAGTTCCTACCGCGACTCTTAGCCTTTCGAGCCATAGTCGCGTGTCCATAGCACAAGTAGCAGTAACAGCCCGCGCGACTGTTGCGAGGGATACTGCGGCATGGTTCACCACCTTTCCGCCTAGCTAGGGGACACTGTGAGCCTATGCGCGGAGTGTGTAGTTGCTTAGCTAACGGTCGAGCGGGATAGCTCGAAGATAACGTCGGAATCGTCGGACGTATTCGCGAGACGAGTGACGACGATTCCACTTTCCGCGAGCTTAGTCACCGCGCGGTGAAACCCTTCGGCCGAGTAGGTTGCCTTGCGGAGGTTCTTGCCTTTCTTACCAAGGTATTTCTCCCACCCGTTCGTCTCCGCGACCCTCTGCATTGCAGTCTTGGCCGATTGCGACGAACAGCGGACGAACGCCTGCGCCATGTCCCCCGCGACGAACGCGCGGAAGTCCGCGAGGGTTTCGCCATTCGTGCGGAACGGGTGGACGACGTAGTTAGAACGATCGATGTCAGTGAGAAACGCCATGCTGTGTGTTCCTTTCGTGTGTGCGCATAGGCTTACACTGTCCCCTTACCAGGGACGAGCACGCCGAACCGTCTCTATAGGCTCCCCCGCGACACTCGGCGTTATGACGTTCCCGCTGCTACGTGTCTCACTTCGCTCACGGCTTACGGTCGCTTCGAGGATTGCTCGTTTCGCGTATGACCCCTTGCTTGCGTCACCTTTCGCTCACGCTAGACCGCTACCGCTTCGCGCTGTTCGTTCGACACTGTGCGGGCATACCGCCACTGTCGTCGCAGATGGTAGGCGTGCTCCCTCGATAGTTACGGTGCTCGCTGTGCTATTCGCGGCCGTAGGTCGAGTCATCGATGACGTATCCGCCGGTTGCCCGTTCTTAGCAGCGTTCGGATTCTGCCGACACGTATCGGGTTTATGCCTGCGTCGCGTGGCATCGCTCGCAGGTGGTTAGGGGGCGATGCCCCTACGCCTCTCTATAGGCGCCTCTCCCGTTCGCTGAGCACTCGCGGAGCGTAGCAGCTATGCCGGACGCTTGCATCCCCCTACGGGGCACTACAAGCGCCACTACGGGGTATGCCCGCCGTCAGCCCTACCCCAAGCCGTCACCCCTGCCGGCAGCTACCCCGAACTCGTCAGCCGGCTGTCACACGCCAACGAGGGACTGTAACACTCTGTTGCCCGAACAGACTTCGAGTGTCCATACCTATCTCAATTTCTAAAATAGCTCGTTGCCACTTTTGACAACAATAGACCTTGCACAACTTGTCAAGTGGCGGCCGTTACTAACCCCGTTGACAGCTATCCTGCGCGACTAGTAGATCGGCGCTCTATTCTTACGAAAAGAGAGACGATATGGATATGGTTCCAATGGGCAGTGACTTGCCTGATGATCTTCAGCGCAAGTTAGAGGAATACAATCAAAACTTCGAAAAACTAAATGACTTTCTTGGCAATAACTCTCTGCTAGAGGATAATGCCGTAAGTGAGCTTCAAGCTGAGAAGACTCGCGAGATGCTCACACAGGCATTGCCGTATGCGGTCAAGACCCTCGTAGAACTTTGCACGATGGCCTCATCTGAGTCGGTACGCCTTAAGGCCGCGCAGACGATCATTGACAAGACGCTCGGCCGCGATCCTACTCTCGCAGAAGAGGACAAGGCTATGGCCCTTCTCAAGCGCCTACAAGCCACCCCAGTGCTCGAAGAGACTAATGATGAGAGCGCAACGGAGTGAGTCTCTACTTTGAGGTCACTCCTATTGGGCTGTCGAGCCTCGAAGGTCTAGAGTACAATCCCGAAAGACCAGCAAGGCATTGCCGCATTTGCGGAGATTCCTTCCAGCCTCCACTGGCCCGCGCCGTCGAGTGGCTTACTGACCCCGAAGTAAAGTGGGCTGTAGAGATTCTTTTGAAAGATTGGGCCGACACTCACAATAAGAGGCATTCCGATGCAGAAAGCCGTAAGTTGCGAGCGAGCGGATGCTTTTTGACGCCTGAGGCAGCGATACGACTAGTGCCTCTAGGCATCTATCCTATACAGGATATGGTAGTGAGCGAGGAAGTTGCTCATGCAGCCGCAACCGCTCCGAGAGCACCACAGGAGGACGTAGATGGGTAGCGATTGGCAACCGTTGGTTACCTATGAAGAGTTTAAGCTAGGTTTAGCGGTGGCGGCAATTGTCGTCATATGGGCATTAGCCGGAGCTTTCTTCTGGCTCTGGTTAGGTTAGAAGGACATAGATGGTCATTAACCAAGACAATAAAACAGTATGGGAAGGCATGCTAGACTCGGTTAGCACCGATGAGTTCTTCTTCCATGCGAGCAAGTCTGGAAACGTCGGAATAGTGGCTGAAAGTAGAGAGGCGGTTCAAAAGACGATCGACCAACTTAATCTTGCACGCCTTCACGAAGATCGGTTGAGGCGCGAACATAGGAAAGGGAGGTAAGTAGTGCCATTTTACGAGACGATCTTCGAAAATGGAAGATCATCGGTCGCCTATGCAAAGGACGACGAGGAATATCTACGCGGTGCAGGCGAGCAGCATCGCAGAGCTAAGGCGGGGGGACAGGGTGGCCCTACAGGTCATCCAGCGGAGAGAATTGTGGCCGCTTACGTCTATGACCAGCACCCAGACAACTATAACACAGCAGACGCATTGACAGCAGACGAGCTTCTAAAAGAACTTCCAAATCTTGTCAAAGCACTAGAAGATCCCAATGGCGTAGTCTCTGTGGGGCGTCTTGCCTCAGAGGTACGCGCTCTTTCACATCCAATGCTAAGAGAATCAGCACCGCATGACTCCAACTTCAAGATGCCAGAGGATAGGGTTATTGAAGCAGATGCAATTGAGAAGGCGGCTGCATCACCATCGAAGGACGGTGAGTAAAGTGGCAACAATTGCGTTCCAAAGACTGTCACAGCTAGTTACCGATTACGTTCTCGGTAACTCAGGTACGATTGTACCCCCTTCCTCGTGGACGATGGGGCTTGCGGCTACCAATGTAGGGTCAGGCGGCGCATCTGACTATGCGCGTGACTCTGTGTGGTCTGCAACCGTATCGGGGACGAATATCAACGAGATTGGTGCAGTAACCGCCAATGGTTATGCACGGCAGACGATTGCACGCACGATTGCGCAGGGCGGTATCGACTGGCAAGCTTCGACGTTTGATAACACCTTTGCAACAGGCGGACAGTCTGCTACCGCCGACCAGGTGACGTTCGGCGCATTTACAGGAGCACCTGACATAAACGGTGCGAACTCCTGGGTTATGACCGATGGAGCTACTCTAAACGCAGGCAACCCGTACTTCGCTGCGGATACCGCAGCAACCAGAACCTTTGCTAACGGAGACACGGAAAAGGTCACGGCTACTCTTAAAGCTGGATAACCCCTACTACTTAACTGAGGAGGGGTTAGCTGTATGGCAGCGCATAGAATCCCAATCTTGGGGTTCGCTACTCGCCCTGACGATACAGGCGCTTGTTGGTTTGAGCCTGCCGACCTGAACTTCGGTACGAATGATCTGGCGCGACAGTTCGTGCTTGTGTTGGGAAATGCACTGGCGGCAGAGCCAACGGTAAAGCACGGAGTCTATGGAGCGTTCCGCGTTCCTAAGAACTACGTCGGATCGTCTGTTGTAATCATCGAGTGGTCGGCTACCCTGACAACTGGCGATGTGGTTTTCGACTTCGATTACAATGCTGTCGGTGGGAACGACGCTGAAACGCTCGACCCTGCCGCCTGGCAACAGAGCGTAACCGTAACTGACGCTGCACCCGCAACAGCGCGGCGTAAGCTATTTGCTACTGCTGCTCTAACGGCAGGCAACTTTGCTGTCGATGACATCGTGGAGTTCTTCTTCGGACGCGATGGTGTTGACGCTGCCGATACGATGGCCGGTCGTGCATACGTGTTTGAGCTAACTTTCGAATACGCCGATGTCTAGAGAATTCGACAACGACGGCGCGAATTATCTCGATATTGGTGACGTGGCAGCCATCGATATTACGGGTCTGCCAATCACCGTGAGCGCATGGGTTAGGCCCGATGTGAACAACGCTGAGAAGGCAATCGTCACGAAGTACGATACGGCCGCGCAGCCTACGAGACAGTATACGCTCGAAATGACGAGCGCTGGTAAGCCTGCATTTGCTACAGCGAACGGTTCGTCTGCCGCCTTTACAATTGGAGCCACTACGTTAAGTGTTGGGGTCTGGCAGCATATTTGCGGATACCAGACAGCTACCAACCGTTACATCTATCTCAACGGTGTTCAAGATGCCTCAGCCACAAATATTCGAACAATGATAAATACGACCACGCCGTTGTTAGTCGGAAGGTATATCGGAACGGCAGCTCCTTGGGATGGTTTGATAGCTGAAATCGGTATCTGGAATATCGATCTGTCACCTGCTGAGATTGCTGCCCTAGCAAAAGGCGTAAGCCCCCTGCTTATTAGGCCGCAGAGTCTAAAGGGATATTGGCCCCTATGGGGAACTGGATCACCTGAACGGGATTATTCCGGTCAAGGAAATGCCGCTACGATGAACGGAACGGTCAACGCCGGTGATAGACATGCGCCCGTTATGCCGTTCGTCCTTCCGATGCCGCCTAGTAGGTATGGCCCTGTGCTTCCGGGATTTAACGACGCGGCAGAGATATATCTTGATCTTCAGCCGTCTGGGGTAGAACTAGCAGAATATATAGATGCTGCTACAGTGCCTCTTGCTTTTACGCCAAGTGGTATTGAAGGACTAGAGCGTACTGATGCTGCAACAGTTTATCTCGACTTGCAACCATCTGGCTTCGACATCTTCTCCCCGCTTATTCCCTGGTGGGACCCTCTGCCGGAGGGTGAAAATAAATGGTTCCAAATCGAAGGGAACAAATGGAGAGGAACAGCCCAAACGAGGTTCGTATTGTCAGTTAGGGGTCGGCTATAATGGCAATAAGGCTGACTGAAGGTACGAAGGAATACGTACCCGTTACAGTCTTCGATAGATCAGGACAAATCACTAATCTTGACGCACAAGCTACTAGCATCAAGTTTGATGTCCAGTATGATGATGATACATATCTCTACCAAGATCAGGCCGCGACCGCCTCTTTGATGATAGTCAATTGCCTCATCGATATCTCGTCTGGTGGCCCGGATGGTTATTTGACGGCACCGATTAGACTTCGCCTATTCGTGGAGTTTACGGTTGGAGGCGAATCACCTAGACTCGGGCCGGTTGTTATTCAGGTAAAGGATGAACCGTAATCTGTAAAGGAGTCGTCAGATGAAGTACATCATCGCTACTATAATCGCAACGATCGGTCTAGCTGTCGGACTGAGTGGAGCGGCCTTTGCAGGTGGAGGCTTTGGCTCTTTCCCGCAATGTTCGGATCTGCTAGACAACGATTTCGATTTGCTAGTCGATCTAGCTGACCCAGGCTGTGTGGATGCACTAGATAATGATGAAACCGATCCTTTACCACCACCACCACCATTAACGCAATGTTCGGATCTGAAGGACAATGATGGTGATCTGTTGATCGATCTAGCCGATCCTGGTTGTGTCGATGCGGCTGACGATGACGAATTCAATGCGCCGCCGCCTCCTCCTCCGTTGGGCAACTGCCTCGTTTCCAATCGTAGCCAGTGGGCGCTTGCAGGAACGGACTGTGCCTTCGGAACACAACTCAACTTCACGAATCAGCAGTTCCGTTGTTCACAGCCATTGGCGAACTATGGGCCATTGCCACTTAAGCTCGTCTGGAACTTCACTGGTAATCCTGACTTTGGCGATCAAGGGCATCTAGACTTTATCAACGGTTGCCGGGGCGACGGTAATAGCGATACCATTGACGTAATTGTGGCTTCGAACGCGAATGGTGCAACTGTTGGAGCCGCTGGTGGGGCAGGCAAGTTCCGTACCGCTGGCCCCGTTGACATTCAAATCACTGGTAACTTCGATTGTGGCCCGCTTGGAAGTTCTGGTGCTCATCAGGATGGATGGCAGTTTCATCCTAACTGGCGGCCTGCGAGACTCGACATCGTGAATGGTACGTCGGGAAACTGGAACGCTGGAACCTCGACGTGCATCGGTGCAGGTGGAGTAATCTTCTGGTCGAACGATTATGACGTGGACGTATATGGTGGGGAATACGTCTCTTGCAATCATGGATTCTTCGGTGGTGGACAGACTCAGCCGGGTAACGTCGTAGTTGATGCGAAGTTTCGCACAGGACGTAATGACGGAAGCGATCCTAAATGCACTCCTTACTTCGCCTCCGATCCTTGCCTAAGAACAAGTCTGTTTACATTTACCAATGTGACTTGTCAGCGTTGGAATCCAGCAACTAAAACATGGCGCGACGTAGCGCCGAGGTAATAAGCATGTCACTTGCACTTCCTGTTCCGGCCAACGCAATATGGGAATCGAACGACGCGGACGTACCTGTGAATAATCCGGGCACGACCGTTACTGCGTCGGGGACGATCCATACAAAAGGCTCATGGACATCACTTGGACTCTCAACGGACTTCGATGCCTTCGGCTTCTGGCTCTGGCTCAGCAACTCCTCTGCGACCGCTACGCGCACGGATCAACTTCTCGATATCGGCATTGGGCCGATAGGTGGTGGCTCCGAGCAGGTGATCGTCTCTAACCTCGTCAGCGGGTGGAGCGCGACCAACAACGGTGCTGCAAACATGGGCTTAGGAAGGCGCTTTTTTCTACCTATCTTTATTCCAAAGGGTCTTCGCGTTTCGGCTCGGCTTCAGGCTCTTATCGCTTCCGATACGCTTAGCGTTCAAATCGTTCTCGTGGAGGGAATGGGCAATCTAGGATTCCCCATCTGCGCCGGGATGGATGATTACGGGATCGACACCGCCAATTCCATCGGCACATCTCATACGCCTGGTGTGGGTGTAGAGTCAACCTGGGCGAATATCGGCTCGACGCTTTCTCGTAATTACAAAGGCGTCATCGTCGTTCCCCAAGGAACGATGGGCGATACCACAATGTCAGCAAATCCGGTGCAATGGGAGGTTGGCTACTCTTCGATAAAGCTTGGTGAATGGTATTGGGGGCCTTCGACAAGTGAGTGGGTAAACGGCCCGATACCTGCTTGTCCCGTAATGCGTGAATTGCCCTCTGGAACGCAGATGCAAGTTCGAGCCGAGCAGCCCTCAGCAGCCGAAGCGTACGATGTAGGCGTCTACTGTCTCTATTGATATGGCTATCACGGCGATATACACAGTCTCGGATACCAAGCGGGTCACTCATATTCACATCAGGGATAGCAACGGTGTGGATATAGCGGAGTTTGTCGTCCCCTTTACCACGCGGGCGAACTTGCGGAGCAAGCTACTGGCCTTGATAACGGAGCTTCAGACCGAATTTACACGAATCCGAGGAGAAGTATAAGTGGCGATCAGTGAGGCATTCGCGGGCTCAGAAGCAGTCTCGACGACCGAGTGGTCGCTTACGACGGACACCGCCGGGCCGGACGTGCAAACCGATGATGGCATCTATCAAGTCTTTCTCGATGTGTCGGATATGGTCGCAGGTGACCAACTTCAGATCCGCTTTTACGAGAAGGTGGGTTCGGCCTCGACACAGCGCATTATCGAGGAGTTCATTCTCGTGGGTGCGCAGGCAACCCCGGTATGGGTGTCGCCAACGATGATTCTTTTGCACGGTTGGGACGTAACTCTGGCTGCCCTTACGGGCGGCACGATTACGGTCGATTGGTCAATTCGTAAGGTAGCTTAATGCACCCGCTCTATGGCCCACTTCTGCCCGGCGGGGCACAGATTCAGTCTGCGGCGGGCGCAGAATATACCGATGCTGCGACCATATATCTTGATCTTCAAGCATCCGGTGTTGAACTTATCGAAGCTATTGAAAGCGCTGAAGTCTACCTTGACTTGCAAGCCATCACTACAGATGAGGAACGCCAGCAATATGATTCAGCGGAGGTATATCTTGACCTTCAGGCGTCAGGAGTAGACATTGCAGAATATGTCGATTCGGAAACCGTACCTCTTAGTCTCGCTCCCTCTAGCGTTGACATTGCTGAGTTTGTGGATTCTCAAACGGTGGGGCTTCTTTTTAGTCCTGCGAGCGCAGACATATTAGAGGCTACTGAAGCGCAAGAAACCTACTTTGATTTACAGCCGTCGGGTACGGATGAATATGCCCAGGGTGCAACTGAGGACGCAGACACCATCTATCTTGATCTGACGACTTCCACGACTGATATCGCAGAGTTCATAGATTCGGACGTAACCTATCTTGACCTCGAAGCACAATCTGTTGAGGAGCGACAGCAATACGACGCTGCTGAAGTTTTGCTCGGCTTTTCTCCAACTTCTACGGACATCGCTGATTTCATAGATACGCAAGAAGTTTACCTTGATCTGCAATTCAGTAGCACTGAGGAATATACTACCTTTGATGCTGCTGAAGTTCTTACCGATCTTCAAGCAAGCGGGACTGAATTAGCAGAATATGTTGATGCGCAAGAGATATTGCTCAGTCTCCAAATAGTGTCAGCGGATATTCTTGAAGCCTCCGATGCTGCAACAGTTTATCTCGACTTGCAACCATCTGGAACTGAAGAACCTGGGGTTGTCCAATTTCTTCGACCTGACGCAGATATCGATGCTGATTCCTGGACTACTGCCCCTCTATTTTCGAAGGTGAATGATGAGTCCGATGGGACGATCATAACTGCGACGGCTGTTTAAATGGCACAGTTAGCGCGCCCAGATGGTGATATCACCAACACCGGGAATGGCGGCTTCGCAGACATCGACGAGACGACGCCCTCTGATTCTGATTTTTGGTGGGGAGATAACAATCAAGCTGATGAACTAGAAGTTAGTCTCTCCAATGTCACCGATCCAGTCAGTTCCTCGGGACATACCTTCCGCTACCGGATCGCGAAGACCAATGCGGGTGTAGTCGATGGAGGCGGAAACGCCGTCACTGTCACTGCGAGATTAATGCAGGGCACGACGCAGATCGCGACCGACGTGGCGCAGACAGCGACCGGAACGTGGACGCAATATGCCTACACCCTAACAAGTGGTGAGGCCGATGCAATTACTAACTATACTGACCTGCGGCTTGAGTTCTTGACCTCAGCTTCGGGCGGTTCGCCCGCCGCACGACGCGGCGGTGCAGTTTCTTGGGCTGAACTAGAAATACCTGATCTATCCGGCACCGAATACACTGATTCAGCGACAGTTCCGGTTCTATTTACTCCATCCGGCACTGAGGAGCATACTACCTTTGATGCTGATACAGTATACATCGGGCTGTTAGCGTCTTCTGCCGAACTAGCAGAATATACCGACGCTGATACTGTTTATCTGCTCCTCACTCCATCAGGTGTCGATGTCTTTCCAAAGCGTACTGATTACGCAAGATTGAGCCTTGCAAGCGGTGATTTTCCCGAAGTTCAAATCGACCACAAGATTTGGATTCGCGCTCGTAAGACAAATGGCGCGCATACCGGGACAATTCGCGCGAGGCTTTATGAAGGCGCGAACCCTATTGGCCCCGAGCTTGAGACTTCCAATCTCTCAACCTCCCTAGCCAGCTATCAACTTGCTATCGCTGATGGAGACGCGGCTATCATCACGGACTACTCGAACCTAGAGTTGCGCATCCGTGGTTGGGCTTCTGAGGGAGATTCTACTGTCTTTGAAGTTGCCGATGTTTGGTTGCAAATTCCACCTGCCGAGACCGGGATTACTACTGATGCCGCGACGATATATCTCGATCTCGAAGCGTCTGGGGTAGAGCTTGCTGAATACGTTGATGCCAGCGAAATCTATCTAGACTTGCAACCAATTACCACAGATGAGGAACGTCAGCAGTATGACGCTGACACTGTCTACCTGGATCTAGAAGCAATCTCAACATTTGAGGAAAGACAGCAATACGATGCTGAGACCGTTCCATTGAATCTGCAACCGGCATCTGTAGAAGTAACAGAGTTCGTGGATGAGGCGCTTACTTACCTCATCCTCACCCCTAGCTCGGTTGACCTAGCTGATTTGGTTGACTCAGAAACGGTGCCACTTGGCCTTCTACCAAGCGGTGCCGACATTGCCGACTATATCGAGGCACAGGAGATGTACCTCGATTTAGAAGCTTCAGGGACAGAATTTATGGGTGGCACCAATGAGGACCAGGCGACCATAGATTTGCTTCTACAGATCACTTCAGTTGACATCGCTGAATTTGCAGATGCGAGCACTGCCTATCTTGATTTGGAAGCGCTATCGGCTGACATAGCGGAACTTTCCGATGCATTTGTGGTGCCTTTAGTCTTTACTCCTACATCCGTTGATGTCGCAGAGTACGTCGATGTGGCAACAGTAGTGCTCATATTCACCCCAGGAGCAATTGCAGGGGGTGAAGATGCCCAACTCGTGTATCTAAAGCTCACGCCGGGCACTTTCTTTATTCTTGGGGTCTTTTCGGCAATGCTATTTGATAGGCATTGGAAGGGGGCTATGTATCGCAGATGGTTACGCTAACGAAGGGCACGAAAGAGTTTCTACCAATCAAGATATTGGACGCGCTTGAAAACGTGCAGACCCTTGACGGGCTTGGGCTCACACACGATCTCTACAAAGCTGATGAGGCTGAGACGCTTGTATACGCAAATCAATCTACGCTCAATGATGGGATGATTGCGCTACCGCTCATTGATACCAATCTTACGGATGGTGGGGCTCCACCTATTGATCTTATTCCAGAAGGAGAATACAACTGTTTCCTCAAGTTTACTAGTCTCCCTGAAGTTCCCAGGCTTGGGCCATTTACCTTTAGAGTTGATGACTAGTATCTGGACGCCGCTCGGACATTTCCGTAGGGTGTCCAATGACCCTTTTACACCGTTCGTTGATACCTGGCAATTCGAGTGCCCCCGCTGTGGAGAGTGGGCTTATCTTGATGAGGATCAATGGAATGGCCGGGTATCTGTAGATCATGCGGTAGATGGTTGCCCAGGAAATTACCATGAAACTCACGATTATAAAGGCGTTCTCCTAAAAACTCTAAGGCATGAATAGAAAGGGGGTGAGAAATGGTTGTTACTGCGAAGTTCAAGGTCTCGCGGAAATCCGATATGGGTTGGGCGCATGAAGTCGAACTTGTACCAGACTACGCGCAGGGTCGTAATGCTGAATGGGCAGAAGCGACTCCGGCCGGGATGATTCGGCTGACGATCAAGAATGAACTAGCAGCAGAACAGTTCGCGGAAGGCGAAGCCTATACCGTAACGTTCGAAAGAGAAGCTGCATAGTTCCGTCCCGCGTGGTGAGTGCGGAGGGTGTCCTCGACCACCAATTGCGGGACTTCGCAGAAACTTCCATAGATCGATGACTGAAGATCCTAGAATCCTATTTGTGCTCGAACGCATACGAGATAGATTGGTAACAATAGACACAACCTTAAGGTGGCTTCTAGCTCTCCTTTCCGTCATCGTCATTATGCAATTCATTCGCCTTATATGACTGAACTTAATATTTCAAAAGAAACTCTCTTCAAAGAACTGGGCTACAAGCCACACCCTGCCCAACAGCTTTATCACGATTCCAAGGCAAAGTATAAGATCGCCTGCTGCGGTAGACGTTTCGGAAAAAGTTTCATGGTTGGGCATCACATGACTGCGCGCATGTTTGTTCCTGATTCGATGTACTGGATTGTTGGTGAAACCTATTCATCTGGCGAGAAGGAGTTTAGGGTTGTTTTTGAGGATATTTTTAGAAAGCTCGGAATGGGTAGCTATAAAGGAATTAGAAAATCGTACAACATTGACCAGGGCAACATGCGTATTCAAATGCCCTGGAACACCATACTAGAAGTAAAATCCGCTGACAAGCAGGATTCGCTTATTGGCGAAGGTCTCGATCATTGTATTATAGCTGAGGCTGCCATTCATAAACGTGATACATGGGAAATGTTTATTGAGCCAGCGTTACTCGATAAACGCGGCTCCGCTGATATGATTTCGACCCCAAGAGGCCACAATTGGTATGAGGATATGTGGTTGTTGGGGCAAGATCCAGCGTTCGATGAATTCGAGTCTTGGCGTTTTCCAACATGGGCGAATACTGCTAAATTTCCACTTGGTGACAAGCAGCCTGAATTGGTAGCGATCAAAGCGCGAGTCAGCAAATACCACTGGCTACAGGAATATTGCGCAGAATTCACCGCACTCGAAGGCCGTATCTATGACGAGTTTGATAGAGAGATCCACGTCAAGGATCTTGTATACAACCCGTTCTGGAGGAGCTATCAGTGGTTTGACTTTGGTTTCGCTGATCCCTTTGTATGCTTGGACGTTATGGTCGATCCCTCCGATAATGTTTACGTCTGGCGAGAGTATCAAATTAGGCGCAAGACTAATCAGGAACACGGCTTAGCTCTAGCAGGTCGTGAGAATCCACCACACTTCCACGTTGACGGCCGTTTCGCTGACCCCTCTGACC